TCGGTTCGCGATAAAACGTGGCTCCACTGGCATCTCGGCGATCTCGATTGGAAAGCCGCCATGCTAAAGCAATACGGTGTCGGTGCCACGCTTACCGACCAGCCACTTTCTTGATAGCTGAAATGCCATATTGTTGTCCTTTGAGGTCTGAAAAATTAGGACACCCGAATAATCTTCCACAAAGCAACATATGGGTTGAGGATACTTATCGCTGTTCCGTTGCCAGTGTTGCCAATCGTGATGTTGGCGTTTGCGCCTTGGGTATCAATTTCCGTGTGGAAATTTTGGACGCTGATGTTTGCACCTGATCCATTGATGGAGACGTTCGCGTACTGTGGCTGTATGCTGATGTTCGATCCTGAAACGTCCGTCCACACGTTGAAGTATCGGCCGTTGTCCGGGCCATACGCGCGTCCAATTTGCGTAGCAAAGGCCGAATCCGAACCCATGCCAACCGCATGGTTGTGTCCGCCATCATTCACGCCGTGCCCGTGCGGGGTTTGGTAGACACCGTGAGAATGGCCGCCGTCGTTGATGCCGTGGGCGTGATCCCAAGAGGCGTGATGCGAGTGCCCACCGTCCTGTACTTGATGCGAGTGTGCAGGCAAGTTAGCGACGGCCAGTGCGACGGCTGTAGCGCCCCCAGCGGCCCCGCGTTGGTACGAGAGTCCCGCACCGATGGTCATACGGTCGCGCAAGTCCGGCGTACCGTTAGATCCATCTGCAACCTGCCAGCCGGGGCCGTATTTCGTCACGATATCCGCTTGGTTGCCCCAGAAGTCTAGAACCGTCCCAATCGGGAATGATTGGTTATTCGAAACGTCGGCGACAAACCGTTGGCCGTCAAACAGGAATCGATAGGTGCCGCCGGATTTGATGCCGGTTGCTTGAATCGCGTTGCCGTCCGACGCCACGGCTGAGACGGGGGCCAGGTTGTCTACCTTGAGGGTGACCCCCGTTGAGTTCGTATTCGCGGCACGCACATAGACGACGAAGCCACGCGTCAACGACGTGAGATTCAGGCCCGTGTTGATGACTAATCCATTGGGTGCGCTCGCGGGTGCTGAGTCATCAACGTACAACGCACGCGCCTTGTCGTTTCCAGAACTGACAACCCATCGCGTGCCGTCGTAGACGAACTGGTAAATCACTCCGCCGACCAGATATCCCGCATCGAGAGGATTACCCAGACCATCCACCACAGCCCGGTTTCCAAAGTTGTTCAGGTTGAATGTGTATGCGCCCGTGTTGGTTGAGGGAATCAGGACGTTGAGAGAGATTCCGGCATTGAGTCCGGACAGTCCTTGAATCGGCAACGTTGCAGTCAGGGCGCTAGTTGAACCCTGTCCGGCAACGTACGTTAGGTATCCTCAGCGAATTTCTTTGCCTGAGTCTCTTGTGGCGTCAGAATTTTATCGATACTGATAAAGATACAGTTCTTGAAATCAGGGTAACCAATTCCTTGTCCGTCGCCCGTGCACAGCAAATCGAGACGCTGACCGCGCCGCAGGGTAGGAAGCGCTGCTCTTGCGCTTTCATGAAACGAAAGGCTGACGCGAGCCGACTCATTGTCCATTCCTTCTTTGAACGCACCTACAGGATCGATATCTTCATTTTTCGAGTTCGTCGGGAAAGTTTTCAGGATCATGCTGTTTGAGCCATCAACACTTTCCATCAAACCTTGTAGACGGATCGATTTTCCCTTGTATTTTGCATCAGCGTTGAGCTTATTTTCTTCATAGTCGGCTACGACTTGTTTAACTTGGACGACTGGTTGTTGCGCAGCTCGCTGCAAATATTCCTCTTCGGCGCGCTTGGTGTCCTCGGGAGTGGGATTTGCATTTGGTGTAGTTGCGACAGGATCATGGCCGCGCGCTGCATCAATTTCGGGTTGAGTGACTCCTGAACTCCTGTCCGAGAAATATTTGATGGCTGCAAGTCCGATAATGCCAAGCACGAGTACAGCGAGAACGATCCGTAATACTGACAGCAAAAATCCTTTCATTTTAATCCCCGTATATGTGTGGTAACGAATTTAAACGTGGTTTGTAATAGTTCTGAGTAGGGTTGCAAGTCGCGAAGATTTATTTAGTTGCCTGCGTCTTCGAGCGGTTGAGGAATTAGAGCGCAACCGCAATGCTTGCACTTGCGGGCATCACGCAAAACGAATTCACGACAGTCAGGGCATTTGACATGTGTTTCTGGCGTGGGCATGCCGTTTTGTGGTGATAGATCACGTGCGATCAACAGAAAAATAACGGCAATGAGCGGGCTAAACACTAACGCAACGAATCCCCACCCCAACCCGGAGCGGCCGCGCTTGACCGCAAGCATGCCGACCGCAACCGAAAATACAAGCCAAAGCAGAAAAATAACCATCACGACTCCCCGGAAGTTGTTGTTTGTCGATTATAGTGCCGGACCCTCGGAGGTGGCTTGGAAGTTGGCGGGCGTGCGCGTGCTCGGTGGAATGCAACCCTCATAACTTCACCACGGTAAGCTGACGGGCCTGTGAATGCTGACTATCGAACTGGAAGATGTTCGAGAGGTTGCCGGGGGCGTAGTCCGGCGGCACGAAAGTAAGATAACGGGACAACTACTAAACCTTACGAAAATGCGAAAACTACTAGCGGGGTTGCTGGGCGCTGTACCTGGACTATCTTTCGCCGTTTCGCCCCTGTCGGTTAGCCCACGGGATCGAGGGGGGCCCATAGACGTGCTGGTTGATGTGTTCCGCATCGTATTTGGCGGGATTCCCACGTGGGTGTGGGTCGTCTTGCTGATCTTGATGCTGTGGGGAGCAGCGATCGAGAAGCGGAAAAAGAAATGAGTCACGGCCCACAAGTGAATAGGCTTGCGGGCGTTTTTTGTGGGGTACACGTCAGGGCAAGCAAGCGTCGGTACACGCGGCGATAAGGCAGGACCTAATTGACCTTGGAGGGAGCGTGGTAAAGCAGGGCGCGCGGCATCCTTCGGCGTCTCGGGAAGTAAAGTACCTGCCGGGGAGCAGTGAGGTAAACTCGCAGGATAGAGGTCTGTTTTGTTGTACTTACGCGACAACTTACGCGGCAGGTCGAAGAAACTCCACGAAATCAACTACTTATGACAGATTCAGGTTTGCCCACGCCGGGCAATGGCCAGGCCGACGAGTGCGTGACGCTCGTCGCCACAGCGTCGCTGCCCACACGCTACGGTACGTTCAAGTCGTACGCTTTCCGCGTATCGGGCAGCGATGCCGAACATCTCGCGCTCGTGATGGGTGACGTCGCCGGCGAGCAGTCCGTGCTGACGCGGCTGCATTCCGAATGCCTGACCGGCGACGTGTTCGGCTCGTACCGCTGCGACTGCGGCGAGCAACTCGATCTCGCGTTGCGCTACATCGCGGCCGAAGACCGCGGCGTGCTGCTGTATCTGCGCGGGCATGAAGGGCGCGGGATCGGCCTGAGCAACAAGATTCGCGCGTACGCGCTGCAGGAGCAGGGGCGCGACACCGTCGAGGCAAACCTCGACCTCGGCCTGCCCGACGACGCCCGCGAATACGACTCGGCCGCCGCGATCCTCCGGATCCTCGGCGTGACGTCGGTGCGGCTGATGAGCAACAACCCGGCGAAGTTCGACACGCTCGCGAAGCACGGCATTCCCGTCTGCGAACGCGTGGCGCTTGCGGTGCCCGTGCGCGAGGAAAACGAGCGTTATATCCGCACGAAGCAGACGAAGTTCGGGCATTACTTCGAAGAAAACGAGTAACGGAAACAAGGGGCTCTGCGGAGCCCCTTGCTCCATCTGGATTTCGCACCTCGAAGCCTTTATGGTAAAGGGTTTGAGCCGAAAGTTGCGTTTGTCAGGTGCATTGTCTGCACTTGACGAAATAGGCGAAAACTTGGCACTCTGGCGTAACATTTTCCTACGCCAGACCGAAAAGCTACGCTGCGGTCCCGGCCTACAACAAAAACCTACGCCGACCGCTGATGAGATTCGACGCACGAACCGCGAGCAAGCTGCCTGCAGGGCAGCACATGACCTTTGACGGATTCCCGGGACTCCGCTTTCAGGCCAGCGAGAGCCGTCGCTCCTGGATCTACCGATATAAATCCCCCATTGACGACCGGATGCGTCAGGTGAAGCTCGGCGAGTGGCCGGCCATGGGGTTTCCCGCAGCGATTTCTGAATGGGAGCAAAGGCGAGCGGAGCGCGATGCCGGGGCCGATCCTGCTGCTGCAAAGCGCGAGAAGCGCGCTGCGGTTGCCAATTCGCGCACTGTCGACGCATACACCGTCAAGCGGGTGTGTTTCGACTACATGGGCGGCTATCTGGAGCCGACCCGGAAGGATAAGGGCGTGATCGAGGTTAGGCGGATGTTCAAGGCGATGCTCGGCCCGATCGAGAGCGTTCCGGCTGCGTCGATAACTCGTGCGCAGGCGTTCGAATTCTTGAATTCCTATCGTGCCACGCCGGCGCTCGCCGCTCGCCTCCGCATGGAGTTAGGCGGAGCATGGGACTATGCGATGGACGCTGGGAGGCTGCCTGACGGCACGCCGAACTGGTGGCGAATGATCCTGCGCGGCAAGCTTCGTAGCAAGGGGCGCACGATCGACGGCGTCGCCATGGGCACAAAAAAGCGGGTATTGGGCGAGGATGAGGTTGGCACGCTGCTCCGCTGGCTGCCGAATATGAGCCTAACGGTTTCGGACGCGATCACGTTGTATCTGTGGACGGGCGCCCGCGGCGGCGAAATCATTTCTATGGAGTCGCACGAAATCGCCGACGAGGCGGACGGCCTCTGGTGGACCGTGCCGAAGGAAAAAACCAAGAACTCGTGGCGCGCGAAAGCAGGGGATTTGCGGGTGCCGCTCGTTGGTCGAGCCGAGGCCGTTGTCCGTCGACGCAAGGACCAGGCTGTGAACGGCTTTCTGTTCCCGACGTCGACCGGCGAGATGATGAAGCAGACCGTCATTTCGCACGGCATTTACTATCATCAGCCGTACTGTAAGCAGGCGCCGAATCATAATCGGCCGCGGCTACCCGTCACGCACTGGTCGCCTCACGATTTGCGGAGGACCGCCCGAACTATGCTTGCCGCACTTGGGTGCCCGCATGATGTCGCGGAGGCGGTACTTGGTCATGTTCAACCGGGTGTAGCCGGCGTGTATAACCGGCACCACTACGATCGGGAACGTCGAGAGTGGCTCACGCGCCTGTCGCAGTTCCTTGATGAACTCGTGCTGCGATATCCGACTAAGTAATCTGTTGTGTAAGGCGAGGTTAGACCAAACGGACAGCGTCAGATCGTCTGACTCTGTTCGGCCAACAGGAGACATCGTTCGCTTGATTCCGGGCATCTTGGAGCGGCCGCTGCACCTTCCGAAACGGACACTCAATGCGTGCTAGCGCCGCCAGTGCACGGGTTTTATGCATCGACGCGACCACGAAGCACGGTTTGCGGTCGCGCGCGCTGCACTGCGCGCGTGAGGGCGAAACTCAGTACGGCTCCGGCCACACCTCACTCTTCGGCACGTTCTGGAATTTCTCTCTGCCTGAGTGCTTCCATTCCCAGTCGGAACGCCTGGATGCACGCCTTATCGTCGTCCGTCAGCGGATTTCGGCCAGCAACGACTTCAACCCTTGCTGCGAGATCTTCCAGCCCGATCGCAGGCGGAAGATAGCGTTCAATATCTCGCGGATTCATCGATAAGACACGACGTGCCACCCGATCGCCGTGGCTTTGCGAACTGCCGACTCTGAGCGCATGCCTCAGAACGCGAAGCAGGGTGGCATCAACACCCACCATCTGGCCAAGCCACGTGCTCACATCGTCCGGTCGTCCCCAGCTATCCCACAGGTGCAAGTTGAAGAACAGTTCCGGCAGATCCAACAACCGACCGTCGCCGGCAAGATGTCTGAGGCGCTCGACCACTGCCGTCCGCATTGCCGCCACGGTCTCGGGAGAGAACTCCCGAAAGACCGAATCACGCTCCCCTGCATCCGGCTGGTGCATATTGTCGATGCTGCTGGTGATATGGCAAACCGCGCTCAAGGCGACGGCACTACGGGCGAGATCAAGGAACAAAGGCTCCCGCTCCGCGGTCGGCAGGCACTTTGCCAGATGATGCACGAGCCAGTAGAACTGGACCGAGGCATGAATCGAATAAAAACCTGGTACTCGATCGCCGTCAATGGCGAGCATCCGGTCGCCGATACGGAAAACCGCGCGCAGGCATGAGCGCGCGAAGTCCACACCAAGATCATCGAGTTCGATCAGGCGAAGAAGAAGTTGATGCGCGCGGGTACTCCCGTCGGTGCGACGGTCGTCGAGTGCGTTCGACCACGCGCGCTCAAGCGCATCAGTTTCGTCATTCAGGGCAATGAAGGCGCGCAGCTCGGCGCGACTCAGTCTTGTCGGTGGGACCCCAAACTGGAAATAAACATCGGACATCTCAGGTGAACACACACGGGCCAGCCTATTCCATTCCCGTACGTGCTCCGCTGCAAAGAACGTGTTACCCCAGACGGATTGCAGCCGCGGGAACAGCCTTTGAAGCAAGGCCTTCACGGGCGTCCTGTAGGTTTCATCTAGGGATGCGAGCCATGCATCGTGAAAGGTACGTTCCCGCTCACGACGTCCCTCGCGGCCGCCGGTGCCAGTGAAGTAGTCGAGATTGTCACGCACAGCCGCATAGGCAGGCGGCACGAACACGCGCAGGAACTCTAGCGCGATGAAGTCCACCGGGTTGACTTCGCCGCGTACTGCCGGAAATGTGACCAGAAGCGAATTGATGATGCGCACGACGTCACGCGGTCGCTGAATGAGGGGAGACAGGCCGTCGTGGAAAACGTTGCCCCAGTATGTGGTCGCGAACTCTGGAGCGTCGATGTCGCCGAAGAGCTCGTTCAGGTCGGCAATCAGTTTGGCAACAAGCAGATCGTGGTCGACCGCTGGCAGCGAGAATTGCGCCTGAACAATTTTTTCGACGTATGCGTCTCCGTCTTCAATGTTGAGCGACGAACGGAGCGCCTGCGACACAAGTTGGCGGTCGAAAGCGAGCAGATACACGACGTTGGGGAAGTCCGCGAGCGCCTTGATTACCTTGAAGACTTCGCGTATTTCATCGGGCGCGAGCCGGTCAATATCATCGACGAAGACCACAAAGCGCCGTCCGGATTGAGCGAGCTTCTCGGCGATCGTCGCCTTGAGTTTTGGTACGTCCTTGGGCGAAGTGCGGAAACGCCCCAGCGCATAGGCAACCATCTTGTCGAGCAGCGGGAGCTTCACCCCAGTGCTCGCCGCTATCGAGGTCGATACCGCACTGCCGATAGCATCAGCGTACGTCGACATGGCTTCAGCACACGCCATGAGCACCTCGTTTTCAGCCGGAAACTGAGCGCTGATCTGGGCGAGGAACTGGGCCGCCAGTTGGTCACGGTCTGCGAACCACCACGGATTGAAGTCAATGACCACGGGAGCGGATTCCATGTCGGCTGGCGCTTGCCCCGAGGAATCTGTGAGATAGTGCCGCACGAAGTTGAGCAGCGATGTCTTCCCAGCTCCCCATGGTGCGTCTATCGCCATGACTAGGCCCTTTGGCCCGGGGGTATTGCGCGCGGCACTCGCAATCGCGCGCGCGAACGGCGCATATCCGTACGCATCTTGCGTGGGATGTACCTGCGGACTGTCGCTGCCAAGCGGCATCGCAAGCGACGGCTCGATAAGGGTGGCACCAACAACCGATCCATTCATGCTTCACCTATTCTTTTTTCTGGTTCCGCTCGTGGATATGCGCGCGACAGGACACCGGGATTCAACCCTAGGCAGGTGGACCCATGCGCGTCGATACCGTGGCGCCGCGAACCCAAGTTGGCTCGTCAGCGAAGATTGTACTCAGGGAGAAGGCCCGCCGCTTTGCCGGAGTCGAGCGCGACGCTGCGCGCGGGATCAGCATTGAACTTGTCTCTCAGTGAGCGAAATTGCCCTTTCGATTTGTGTGTCTCGTGGTAGGTACGAATGGCCGTTATGGCGTCGAGAGGAGCCAGCGGCCGCGTCTCGGGTTGACGGGCCGTTGCGGGTCGATTTCCGTCGGTTGCTTTCGATTGTGAGGGCACGTATCGGGCCGTGCGAGCGTACCTGGACAACCAAGCGGAGTAAAAACAACAGGGCCGGTGGCCCGGCCTCTCAAACAATGCACCGGCCTGCGTATCGGTTTCTACGCGACAGCCAGTTTCGCGCGCTCCGCAACGAAACTCAGCCGATCGAAGTTCATGTTGGCGCCGGACGTGATCGCGATGAGCGTTTCGTTCTCGATCCCTTCGCACTCGGCGTACAGCTTTGCCCCTGCGACGGCCAGGGCACCGGCCGGTTCGAGCACGCTCCGCGTATCCTGGAACACATCCCTCATCGCCGCGCACAGGCCATCGGTATCGACCGTCACCACGTCGTCGAGGTGTTCGCGGCATAACCGGAAAGTCTCTTGTCCAACCAGTTTGACCGCCGTACCGTCCGAGAACAAACCGACCTCCACCAGTTCGACGCGTTCACCCGCACGGAGCGACTGCGCCATCGCGCATGAATCCTCCGTCTGCACGCCGATCACCTTGATGCCCGGTCGCACGGCTTTCACGTAGGTCGCCACGCCGGACGCCAGGCTGCCGCCGCCGATCGGCACGAAGATCGCATGGATCGGCTTTTGATGCTGGCGCAAGATTTCCATCGCCACCGTGCCTTGGCCGGCGATCACGTCGGGGTCGTCGAACGGATGCACGAACGTCAGGTTCCGCTCCTTCTGCAACGTGAGCGCGTGCGCGTAGGCGTCGCTGTACGACTCCCCGGCCTGAATGACCTCGACACGCGAACCACCATGCCTGCGCACGGCATCCACCTTGACCTGGGGCGTCGTGAGCGGCACCACGATCACGGCGTGCACGCCCATGCGAGCCGCGCAGAACGCAACGCCCTGTGCGTGGTTGCCGGCCGACGCGGTGATGACACCGCAAGCCAGCGCATCAGCCGGCATCTGCGCCATCTTGTTGTACGCACCACGCAACTTGAACGAGAACACCGGCTGCTTGTCCTCGCGCTTCAGATGGATCGCGTTGCGACACCGAACCGACAGGTTGTGCGCGAAATCCAGATCGGTTTCGATCGCGACGTCGTAGACCCGCGCGGTCAGGATTTTTTTGAGGTAATCGAACGGCGCCGAAGGATGGGCGGGGCTCTGTACGTGCGCGTCGAATGGGTTTCGGTGCATGAACACGATGATTTCCTTTCCAGGTCAGGGTGGGCAAGCCTAGAAGCGGAAATGAAAAACCCGCCTCGGCGGCGGGTTTTCGTTATCGAGCAAGTACGCGCTAACCCACCATTCGGAGAATGGTGCGAATAATCAGCGCGATGGCGATGGCTCGATGTTCCATGGACACAAGGATTGACGATTATGGGAATGCTGTCAACCAGCGGCGCCTACGCTGAAAGCCAGTCGCATCACGTCGGGCGGCGGCGCGTCCGGCGGTGTGCGTTTTCTTCGGTGCCGCTTGCGCATCCTGTCGTGGGGCAGTTTCAACGTGTGAGGTCAAGCGCCCGGCGGCTTTGGGTGAAGCGAACGCCTTGGCCGGGCTGGCCGGTTTCAAGGCAGCAACCACGCGTGCCTGCACATCACGCTCACCCACCAGGCTGGACACGTGCTGGCGCGGGTGCTCAATCGCGGCGGGTGGCGGTCGGCCCGGAATGGCCATCGAGGCGATACCAGACCGCCCAGCTGAGTTGGGCCGGTATGCGCTGGTCACCAGAGGCAGTTGCCGGCCACTTGCAGCCGTTCGACATGGCGTCTCAGATCGTCCACAATCGATCTCGAGGATGCGCGCGACGTCGACTTCTTTGATCTTTCTCGGATTTGAGGAATACGCTGAAGCGTGCTTCCGAAAGCAAATCGAAATCTTGATCTAATTCGGTCTCCACTAATGAATAATCAATTAATCGTTGTTGCACCGGACGAGGTGGTAAAGGCAGCTGAGGAAGCAGAAGCCGCTGCGCTCCAACCCAAAAAGGGAATTGACTTTGCAAAGATTGGCGAAAACGCGCTGAGGGCGCTCTACGGCGCAAATCTAGCAGGCGTCTTGGTTGCTGGTGCGGAAGCTTTGATCGCATGGAGCAAAGCGCGCCAAAGCGGGCTCGACATCACCCAGATAAGCCGGACGCAAGCTAACTCACTGACCTTCCCACCGGGCCACCCACGCGACGGCGTACTGTATGTGGCCCACCCGGCGGTAAATGGGGTTTATTTCACCGTTGCCTCGTTTCATCGCCTTGCTTTTGAGCACAAATTCTCGGAAGCGATTGATCTACTGATGTCTTTGGGAGCGAGTGAAATTAAGGTGGAGCATGTAAGAGGCTGGTCGCGAGAATTCGCAGCCACCCTCTCTGCTCCAATGCCGGACGCTAATGCTGGCATCGAAATTTCCAGCAAGCAGTCGGGCGTGTCCGCACTTTTGTATGAAGCTAACCTCTGTGGAACCACTCAACCCTCTCTACCAGAACCGCTCGTATGGTACCCACACGAGCCCACGTGGCAATCAATTGCGAAAGGCAGAATCAAATTCGGATTGACTGAATTTTCACTAACTGTGAACTACGAAGACGACTTCGGGATCAATGCAGGACTGAAGCTGACTGCCGGCAAGTCGGGTTTGGACCTCGGCGGGTCGTTTGAGGATCATTGCGCTACCACTTGGAAGATCCACGGAAAGTTTCGCGAAAAAGAATCGGTAACGAGTTAATAAAATAGCGTCGCCTGCCCGGGCCGAACAGGTGGGCGACTGACTGCTATCATCGGATTCATTTGATCGTTATGAGCCGGCTACGGAGGTTGACGGCTGACGCAGATGCGCGTGGCGGTGTTTGGGTGATCTCGTTCTAGATTTGTAAGGCCACTCAAATATCACACTGGCCGATGGTGATAGCATAACCTCATCCATTTCTTTAATTCCAAAGTATTGCTCGTAAAACGTCAGTTTCTTGTGTATGAGAACAAACTCTGCGTTTATCCACGAAATCATTCGCTTTGCTTCTTTTTGCTTGATCGACGAGGGAAGTGAAATGCGATCTTTTACGAATACAGTTTTTCGATCGCGATCCAGTCCGACGTAGACAGCTTGCTGCTTTCGCCGCTCCAAGCCGCCATTTTTTATAAATTCGACAAGGGATGGGGGATATTCAAACATGTCGCGCGCAACAAAGGCATATTGCTTCTCTAAATGTATGTAAAGAAGCTTCAACCCCTGCTGCTCAAACCTCGCCTCTTCGAACCCACAATTCGTAATCGAACTGTAATAATAGTGCTCGATCCACTTGGCTTTCGCAAATTCTTCCAATGACAGAACCGACAACTGGAACGCAGACGGAAAAGAATTGGCTTCAAAGAGAAGAATCGCATCTCGGTGAAGCCTAAGCGCATTTAGAAGCGACTCCTTTCCCAATTTCTTCCACTTGTACACCGACAGGTTGTGAGTATCGGTTATGCTGTTCGTGCTCATTGGTTCCCCCGTTTGCGAACATAAAGTAAGAGAGGGCGCTATCGAGCGTAATTTTGGCATACACAACGACTGGCCGTTTTCGAGAGCGTTGAGCGGCCGGAACGGGCCGGTGACGGCCCTTGAGGAGGTGACGGCGATGTCAACTCAGATTTGATCTGATGCTGACCGAGAGTTCAGGTCTTGGCTTGCGCAAGTGAACTTGCGGCGCCGGTTACTATGGCCGGTATTGGGAGGAGGCGCGAGATCCGATTCAGGGCATGCTTCTGCCCAGGCTTCGACCTCGCGTGTCAGCCACGCAACTCGCCGATCGGAGAGAAGCCGCGGCTTCGGGAATTTGTTCTCGCGCACCAGTTTTTGGACGGTCGCTTCCGATAGCGAGAGAGCGGTTGCCACTGCTGGCAGGTCGAGGTAGAGCGGCTTTATGGTGGTTGATGCGGGCATGCTACGATCCCTCAGTCTCAAAAAGATTTACTGATGCGATGCAAAAGAAATTTGTGATGCGCGGGTACGAGATGAACTGCGAGCCGCGCGTGTCGGCGGACGGCAAATTCGCCGCCCAGGTCGAAGTGACGAAGCTGGGGTACAGCAGGGAGGCCGCGTTTCGGAACCTCGGTGAATTCGATACCGAGGTCCAGGCCGTCGAGTATGCGAAGCAATTTTCGGTTGAATGGCTTAGTCGATACGGATGAGATCTCCCGGTTGCGTCTAACATGCCTCATCCGCATGCGAATGCACTTTGGAGTGAATCATGGCACTTTCAAACGCTGAGATTGATGCATTCGAGCGGCACTGTCTGATTCCCTGGGCGAACGCCATCGAAGTCTCAATCGAAGGAAGTCACGCTCAGCCGAGAGTTATGGGGGCTGGGCCTAGGCCGGGTATTCACGTTACGGCCGATCGCTCGGATTCGGCACAGCATCAGTATTCGTTCAACGTGTTTGTCTATTGGCCTGATGGCGAGGTGAGCGCGCTTTTGACCCGCGAACGTCGAGCGAGCGTGATTTCGAGTGTCAACAACCGATTACCAAATCACCTGTTGGCGATTGCGAGTCAAAGGGGATGTGACGTTGATGGCCGGTCGCAGGCGGCTGCTACGGTTTTCTACATCGAGCTTGACGATTTCGATTTCTGACTGGTGTTCACATATTTAGCCCACAGTGTGACTGGGCTGTTCTGATTCCGCCGCCAAAGCAGGCGAGCGGGAGAGGATGGCGCCGATTCGCTGCACCGCGTCCTCGATTCCTTCGCCCGGCGCGAGTTGCGCCGCTGACCAGACTTCGTGCGCGAGCCCGTCCACACCTTCCGCCCGCTCGTCCGCCGGCGCGGTGGCGGCTTCGGTCGGGACGGTGGTCGACCCATCGACGAAGAGCGCACCTTCCTCGGGGTACTCCGTAAGCCAGCAATACATGCCATTGCCCGCGTGGCCTTCGCCGCGCCGGAACGTTAGTTCGCTTTCAAGCTGGTCGCGATCGCGTTCCGGCGCCAGGAAGTCGAGCGCTTCGAGCAGCTGCGCGCCGGACAGAGTCAGCGATTCGCCGCGGAATGTGATGGTTTTGTCGCCGCGCGACGCGTTGTCGGTGGTCATGGTGTGGTCCTCAGCTGGTCAGTTGCTTCACGTTCGCCGCGAACACCGCGCGCGCGAACCCCATCGGCGTAGCCGAGCGGATGTCGCCGCGGTCGTCGGATGGGGGGACAGCGTGGATCCGGTTGTCTGGCACGCCGAGACCTCCCGCGCGGTTCGGCGGCGGCATCGCGAAATCGCCGCCCGCCCAAATGCACGTCTTCTTCGTATAGTTGTCGGACAGCTCGAAGCCGGTGAACTCGTACGGGTGAAACGTGTAGTCCGGCCTGCGCCAATGAGTCGAGATCACGCTCACGGGGTTCTCGATGCCGTACGGCACGCCGAGGCCGCTCAGGAACTCGTCGGCGACTGCTACCATCTCGATCGCTTGGGCGAGCCGGCGCAGTCCCTTGTCCTTGAACCAGCGCGCACCGCTCACCGCGAGATCGGTGCATGGCGGAAACGCAAAACCGAACACCGCGGTCGAGTCAGCCGGAAGCGTTGGCGCACCGAGCAACGCGTCCCAGTGCTGGAAAATGATCCCGTCTCGAACCACGCGGCCGGCGTGCTGCACGTCGAAGCAGATACAGCGGTATCCGGCATCTGCCCATGGCCTAGCCATGTTGCCGGTCCTGTCGAACAGGAAAACTGCGGTGGGTACGCTCATCGCATCCTCAAATCAGAAAAGAAGCGGGCGCCACAGGGGGCGCCCGCAAAGTGCTACTACCAGGGGAAAAACGAAAAGAGCGGGCGCTATACAAGCCGCCCACAAGAAAAAGCCGCGCGTCCGAGGCAACGGAATTTGCGCGGCTCGGAGAAGGGGGCATGCTAGGATTCGCGCTTCATTTCACAACGAGGACGCGATGAGGCAATGGAATGCGGTGTTCGGAATTCTTGGTGGAATTGCGATCGTGATTATGGTTTCTTTGTTCGGCGCGACATCAGCTGGAACGGAAGCCTACAAACCAGATTTCATGGCGTCGTGGGTGCAAGCAACTGGGGGAATAGTTGCTATCTTTGCTTCAGCCGTAATGGTTAAATGGCAGTTCGATAAGCAAAGACTGCAGCAAGAAAACGACCAGAAAGAAAGCATTCGCAAGCGCGCGCTGTATCTTCGCCAGGTTGCGAGCGAGGCAAGCACGATGGCCGATCAGCTCTTGACCAATCTTCGAGATTCCGAGAGCACATTCGAATACCTTCAGAGCCTGTACGATCCGAATCGTCTTGAAGTAGTCGGTGTGGCTCTCCGTGAAATTCCCGTATTAGAGCTGCCATCACCAGAATTCGTTATGCCAATTATTGCGATTCGAACTGCATGCGAGCGCATTGCGGATTCTGCTCGCGTACTTAAGGACGCGAAAGCGCCTGGGTTAAGCGCGTATCCGAATGTCTTTCAGATGCCGGAGCACGCGGTTGTTGTGTTGCAAGCTGGATATATCAAGTATTCGATGGAATTGATCGACAGCTTGATATGGACTCACCACCTGGAATGAAGACGTCACTGCCACGTGATTTGACTAAGTGCAGTAGGTTGCCGCACAGCGTGCTGTTTCGTCCCATTGTTGCGTGGTGGCGAGAACCAGGATGGAGACAATCAACACGCCAATACTCTTGAGCCACAGGATCAGAAGGGCTTTCACGACCACACTCCTATCAGTGCTTCGATCGGGGGAGCGACGGCGCCGGCAAGCAGGTAGAAGCCGGCGATCACGCACAGCGGAATCCAATCTCGATTCATGGTCATCTCACTTTGCTGTTTTGGCTTGGTGTAACCGGTATCAGAGAATGGCGGTCAGCGTTGTGCTGCCGTCGCTATGCTCAGTGCGAAGCATCAACGGTGCTCCGCCGAAAAGCTCAGGGCGAAGTTCGCGCAACGCGTTGCTGAAGTTCTTCGGAGCCTCGAAGCCGTTGCCGAGCAGTGCGGTCGTGACTGCGAGCTCGGGATCGTCGTCGCTGGGAGTAAAGAACGACGCAACGATCGGGATCTTGTGCTCCTTGCAGATGGCGATGATCTGGGTCATGAGCGGCGAGATCTGCTCGTCATAGATTTGTTCCTTGGTGACGGTGGTCATATGTGCCTCTCCAATATGATTAGAAATCCGAAATGACAACAACGCTCAACGAGCGACACTGATCTCCAATGTCGTCCGATCAACGCTGTCGAAGCATTCAAGGGCGCGCACTCGGTCATAGGATGCGAACAATCCGCGGGCCGAACGCGCGTCGTTCAAAGCTCCGGCATTCCAACAACGTTCAGGGAGGGCGCCTCGATACCACTACGGGGTGTCGAGAGATACGGGCTATTTAGAGCCGCCGCGCCGGCTTGAGGCGCCCTCACTGAAAGCTGTTGAGCGGTGTCGGGCGCTACCCCGTTTCTCGGCTACACCGTTGAGCCGGCCGGTTGCTCCCCGTACTGCGGTCCCGGCGCACTAGCACTCTTAAAGATCGACCGCTTAGAGCGGTGGCGCAGTGATCAAAGCTGCGTTGAGGTCAATTACACCAAATGGTGATGTTTGTGTCAACACCGAACGGTGAATTTTCGATGCAGGTATGGAAATTGGAAATGATTGGCGCGGGAGAATGCGAGCATACGTTGCCGATCTTTGGACGCTGCGATTACACTAGTTCGCGCAAAGGTGGGTGGATGCTTTGCAGTTCGAGCTTTGATGGGCGGGGATGTCAACGATGCGCATGAACCGGTCAGAAAACGGTTTAGGTCGTGTGGTGACAACGGGCCGAGGGTGCAAGCCGCAGTTAACATAAAACTGAACGTCGCTGCGGATGTGGGAAACGAAGTTAAAAGTGGGACAACGGGGCGCTACACTTAATGTGTGGCACGAGTCAGAGATGAGAATAATAGATTGGTCGGCATAAAATGAAAATCCCGGAAAAAGACAGCGTTGTTGCTAAATCGCCTACGGCATTTTGGAAGAAATTTAAAATCGATACGGCGCCCTTGCTGAAAGCAGTCGCAAAGGGCGTAATCCATTCTCTTTCTGGTAAGCTCGAATACGTGCCGGTTGATATCGTCGACGCACTTGGAGCATTGAGTTTGTCTGCGACAACCGAGGAAAGGGCATACAAGCTTATTGAGCGTTCGTTGGCTGCGGCCAGCTATGATCTGGCTTTCGATGCGCTGAACTTTCTAGCAGATGGAAGTGCGGATGTAAACAGTAAGCTTAATTCTGCAATAGATGGTGTGTTTGCAGATATTTCAGTGAGTGTAAATTCTGATTTTATTCGGGCGCCAGACAAGACTGAAATAGTTTCTGCATTTTTGCCTATTTTGTCGCAATGGCTAATAGATGTGGGGGCGGGCCCTCATGCCGCCGAATCAATCTCTTCAAGATTCCCGTCCTATTTCGTTTACGCGCTGCATAAAGAGTGGAGATCTAGAAAAGTAGATTACGAGGCCATTTTTGATGAGGTCGATGGCCCTTTTCACGGTGCGATTGAGCGCTTATCTGAGTGGGCTGAGTACTCATCTGAGTTGCGCAGGAGAATCGATGAAAATGTATTTGATGAGCCGTTCGGTCTATCCCAGATTTATGTGCCATTGAATGCATACACTGTTGTTTTTGAGAAGTCTGGAGAGCGTACATCCGTCAGCAATATGGGGGCTGGTGAGTTAAAGAAAGAAGTTAGAGAGGTTGTTGAGCTGGAGGGGCAGCTAATGTCTTGGCTCAACGCGGCGAATAAAGATGATGCAATCCGCGTCATTAGTGGTGGGCCTGGAAGCGGCAAGTCTTCGTTTATGAGGATATTTTGCGCTAAATTGGCGGAGGCTGGGAAATTTAAGCCAATTTATATTCCACTCCATTTAATTGATCCAACGAAAGATGTGGCTGACGAAGTGGCTGGCTATCTTCGTGATGAAGGAATTTTTTCATCGGCTCCAATTGACGCATCATCTTCGGAAAAAAATATTATCCTTGTTTTCGATGGCCTCGACGAACTCGCTAGCCAAGGCGCGGCCGCGAGCAATGTCGCTAAAAATTTCCTTGATGCGGTCGATCTGCTGTTGATGAGGCGAAATCAACGGGATCTGAGGTTGAGAGCCGTCTTAAGTGGTCGCGAGCTAGTGGTGCAGGAAAACGAAACGTCGTTTAGAAAGCCGGGGGAGGTTTTAACCATACTTCCTTATTTCGTAGCGCCGCACGAGAGGGGTGAGTATAACGATCCGAAGGAATTGTTAAAAAATGACTTGCGCGATATTTGGTGGAAAAAATATGGACAACTCACAGGAGCAAATTTTTCGGCATTGCCGAGGTCGTTGAACAAACGTGACCTAGTTGAGATAACTGCACAACCGCTTTTGAGCTATCTTGTCGCTCTGAGCTTTAATAGAGGAACGGTTGATTTTACCAAGGAGGTTTCGCTAAATACTGTATATGGTGACTTGTTGACTGCTGTGTATGAGCGGGGATACGAAAAAAATCGCCCTTATCGCCCAATTGCGCAGATGAAGAGGGCAGATTTCTGTAGAGTATTAGAGGAGATTGGGCTGGCTGCATGGCAAAGCAGCGATGGGCGCTCCACCTCGGTTGATGATATTCTTCGACATTGCCAGCAAAGTGGTCTGGGAAGTCTCCTCGATGTATTTCGCGAAGGCGCGGAATATGGCGTTACTCGTTTATTGGCTGCCTTCTTTTTCCGACGACACAGTCGGACTGTTGATGGAAGTGCTGCATTCGTATTCACTCACAAGAGTTTTGGTGAATACTTAACCGCACTCCGCTTGCGTCGTGGCGTGATGAAAATATGCATGCACCTTGATCGAAGGAAAGCCGACCCGGACGATGGCTGGGACATAGATACAGCACTTGAACATTGGATTGGTTTGACGGGACCATCTCCACTGACACCTTACATTTCCAAATTTCTATCCAATGAATTTGCGCTGCAAGCTGCCGAGCAGCGTGAAGGTTGGCTGGAAAAGACGTCACAGCTTCTTTCGCATACCATCAATCGCGATTTGCCGATGGATAAGTTGCGAACACTTCCGTATCGTGAAGTCGTTGCTCAGGCGCGAAACGCCAAGGAAGCGCTACTGGTAGTCACGCACCTTCTTGCGAAAGCCGCTGCGAAGGTTGTTTGGCTCGAAGTTGCTGCGCCAAACTCCTTCGGATCATTTCTTCGCGCGGTTGTGCCGCAGCGGATTGGCCCGACTCCAGCGATGCTACTTATGTCGTTGGGATGGCAAGATTTTTCGGAGCAAATCCTTGATTTGGCTGATTTTTACGGGAGTAACGTTGCGAACGCCGTATTCCGTTCGACAGCATTGAATCTTGCCACATTTGATAGGGCATACGGCAATGCCGCCAATTTCCGAGGTGCCCATGGTTTTAGATTATCCGCCGCAGATGCAAATTTTTCTGATGCGGATTTCTCTGACGCTGATCTCGATGATGCAAATTTCGTGAACGCTAACCTTGGTAATGCAGTTTTTCGCGATGCGAAGGTAACAGGCGCAAATTTTTCGAATGCAGATCTCAGAAATGCCGATTTTAGCGGAGCGGATATTTCGGGTGTAAATTTCTCGGGTGCGAATCTATCGAATGCTCGGTTTGACAATATCGAGTTTGAGGTTAAACCTCGTTTCTCAAAGGCGAATTTGGCGGGGGCGAGTTTTTCTGGAATTGAGTTGTCGTCTATTAGAATTAAGCCAAGTCGCCTGAGTCAAGTGAGCAACATTAATATTCAAGACGTGGCATGAATGTATGATTGCTTGGAGTGTTGGTGAAGCTGTGGATCAAATGGTAATGTTGATTGTCACTGAAGATCCATTTTCGATCTCATGCAAAATGCATTGGATCTCGTGAAAATGTAATGAAGAGCCCACAAAGTTGTGGGCTCTTCATGCGTCGTGTCGTTAGCAAACCTGTTGGAGTTCCATGCAGACGTGGTAGAAGCGACCGAATGCTCATTGCCGCCATCTTATACTTGATCGTTTCGTGATGTGATCGAAGAAGACTCTCTTTGATCACGGGAGATGCTGCGATTGACGGTTGTCGGCTGTTGTGTGCAATCTTGCGATTTAGATCTTAGTTGCGGGGGCGTTTTTAGGGGGGGAAAGAGTGGCTTGTGCGCGCTACAGTGATAGTGTCGATTAGATACTATTTGCTATTTTTGATGTTGAATTTGAATTTACATTCTGATTTTTATTTTTCTGGCCGGAACTTGGTGCGCTACATAATACATCCACGTGATTTCTTCTGGGCGATAGGTGAACGTAGCGTGTTCCGAGTAGCTTCCGAGACGTATTAAACCACCTCGACGCGAAAGTAGGCGCTTTAGCATCGTTTCTCCACTTGCAAGGCGAACCAAAACATCGTCTTCTATCTCGGGTTCGGTACCAGGCTCGACCAAGGCAAACTCTCCCGGGTTGAATCGGGGCGCCATTGACGTGCCTACGACCGGGGAAAGGAAAGCATGTGGATCGCCGGTTGCGATCTCTGCATAGTCGTCTGTTGCTCCCACCGGATAATCCCCGTCCGTCCATATTCTCTCAGGTAAACCGCCTTGCGCTCGCCCTACAACGAACACGCAGCGAAAGTTCTTTGTATTAATAGGATACTTCAAAAGCACCGGATGGTGTCCTTTAGGCAGTGGATCTTGGGGGGCACCGGTGGCCTTTGTATCGGTGCGCTCGCTGTCGAGCCAGCCAGGTGGCAAATCCGGATCCCATGATGCCTCCATCGCTCGGGCGACCTTTTCCCCAAACGACTTCCGGGCGGCAAGCATGTCGCTGATCTGCCTAGCGGGCTTCTTTGTTCGGCGGCTGACCTCGGCGAGCGTATGTTCGTCAACGAGGGTTTGGAGGTTTTGCCGGCGGATGTCGGGAAGTTCTTTCATGGGCGCGATTAGAGCACGGTGAAATCATTTGGTGAATTCACCGAATGGTGTTGATTGGCTTCACTGAATGGTGTAGCCTTGCGGGCATGGACGAATTCAAAAAATTCTTGATGGTCATCCCCGTCGCTGAGCGCCACGCCTTCGCGGCGCGGTGCGGCACGACGTACGCGTTCCTTCGGAATGTCATCTATGGGCAACGGACGCCCGGCGAGAAACTGTGCGTGGCCATTTGGCGCGAGTCGAATGGGGTCGTCACTCGGCAAGTGCTGCGCCCGTATGACTGGCAAGAGATCTGGCCTGAGCTCGCTCAACAAAAGGAGATCGCCTGACATGCCTCGATACATCAAGGTCGTTGTCGGTAGCGAGAGCGGCGAGGCCCCAGTGATCGTTATGCGGCGAGACGGTGTGACTGGACTCGACGTTCTCGGATTCGTGCAGGACGTGATCGGGCTGTTTGACATGGAGGCGTTGGCGCAGGCCGAAGGCCGCACGTTCAAGCATCCGTTTGCCAAAAGCGTTGGGGCTTTGCCGCAGGCCGACATCACCACAGGTCGCGAATGAACTGTTCGACTCTGATCCGTGACGCATTTCCGACCGATCGAATGATGTGGTTGGCTGTTCGCTCGTCGATGTTGAGGTTCCAGTCGTCGAACGAGTCTCTCGGGAAATTCTCATCGAATGTTTCGCGGACGATGAGCTCGGCCTGTTCCAGTTTGATCCCGCTTTTCACGTTGACGAGGCAGGTCGCAATGATTGTGCTCTTTCGCAATTTCGAGGCTCCCGGGTATGGATTGCAGTGTGACGCTATTTAAGAAAAAGGAGATCGCATGAAGCGCCTGTACGCACGTCTGATCCTCTGGCTGATCCGACCGGCGCTCGAAGATGTCGAGCGCCGAATGGTCGAACGGATTGAGCGCGAAGCCATGATGCGCATTGACGGCGATATCACGTCGCATGTGCGCCTTGAAAAATTGCGGAGCCAAGCTGCAGGGGAGGCACATGAATCTAGTTTGCGCTATCGGGATAGTCGCCTGTCCGCACCAATCGCCACGATCAACCTTCGGACTGACGATCCTCGGTGATGTGAAGAGTTGCCCGCATGCAGATCGCTTCGATTTCACGCCGGAAACGCGCGCGCATTTCGGGGTCCGCGAATGTCACCTCGCCGGCTTTGAGAAAAGCGGGTTGGCGCGAATCAATTTCATCAACAGGGTTCGGGAATTGTTTCGCGGCCAGTGCAAGTGCCGCGGAAATCGTCAACTGCTGCGCGGCGAGGACGGCGGTGACTTCTTGTTCAAAGGTCAAGCTCATGAGGGTTCCCCGTATCGGAATGGTTGTGTGAGAACTGCCAATTCTACAGATAGGGCCGGAACCCTCGCCATAGTCCGATCTGCGTCGAGATCCGATGCTTGAAGTTTAGAAAATTTGACCTTCAAGGTCATTCAATCAGTTTTGAACGGAGTTGAGTTGCTATGAACACCATTGAAGTCATCCGGAGGCCAAGCATCGAACGGGCGTTCCGGGAAGCATTGAGTGATCCGCGTAGTCGCGGGCCGGTGGCTGATGCGCTCGGCTGGGACGATTCGCAGGTGAGCCGTTTCCTCTCGGGGAACCTCGGCGTTCCGATCAACAAGATCGACGCGGGCCTGAATGCGCTTGAACTGCGCGTCGTCTCGCGGGAGTACCTGGACGGGCTGTCGACGATGAGCAAGGTGGGTGTGAACTGCCATTGCGCGCGGGAAGGGTTCGGGGAGTGCGGCGGCCGATTCTGATGTAAGCGACTGGCCCCGCCAAAAGCGTTTTCGACGGAGAGCGCTTCTGTCAGGGTTTAGGAATCCTAAAAATTTAAAATTTATGGAAGCGAAACAAACCAACCAAACCGCCGATGTGCGACAGCAGCATCCGGTTCTGACCGACGAGCTGAAGCGCATTGTGCGCGACACCAACCAACACCCGACGTATCCGCGCAAGTGCCTGTCGTGCGGTGCAGTCGAATCTCTCGACGGCTCGGTGCCGTGCGGTCACTGAAATGGCCCGCTTCCATTGCCGCTGCCGGCACTGCGAGACGCGCCGGGTGCTGAAGAAGCGTCCTGACGAGTACGTACGGCAGCCGCAATGCAACGTCTGTGGCCGGCGCGATTTCCGAGTTGATGCGTGGATGCAGAAGCGGAATACGCGCCTGATGGCTTGCACGTGCGCTGGTTACTGGTTCTGGCATCGGCGAGGTTCGCTGTACTGCTGGCACCGAGAGGATGGTTCGACCCGATCACCTGGCGATCCCGATTTTGCGGATCGCAATCCGCCGCCCGACGCGTTGGCGGCCTGAATCTCTTCTGGAGGAAACGTGGCAAAAAGCTCCGTTGAAGCATATGGCGCGAAGAGCAAGGTAACTGCGCTCGCGATGGACCCGAATGACCTCGAGCTCGTTGTCGACCCTTCGCACCCCCTGTACGACCGTCGCGTGCATCAAGAGCCGAACCCGAAGACGGTACTGAACTACCGTGCGATCGGTGTGCGCGAGCCGGTGCTGTTCTACAAGGATCCGGAAACCGGCAAGAACCTGGTTATCGATGGCCGGACGCGCGTTATCAATGCCCGTGAGCTAAATCGACAGCTGATTTCCGCTGGCGAACCGCCGATCACAATTCCTGCGATTCCACAGAAGGTCATCAACGACGGTGGGAAGTCATTCACTGCCGTGATGGTCAGCGCGAATGAGATCCGCCATGAGGACTCGCCGATCAATCGTGCCGAGAAGATGGCGCGCATGCTCGACGTCGGACATACGGAAGAAACCGTCGCCATCCACTTCGGCGTCGAGGTGCCAACTGTCCGCCAGCAACTGAAGCTGCTCGATTGCACGGCTGCGGTCCGTGATGCGCTCGAAGCGGACCAGATCACCGTGTCGAATGCACTGAAGCTCGCGAAGCTGGCGCCGGAGCAGCAGCGCGAGAAGGTGAAGGCGGTCATCGCTGCAGCTGACGGCAAGGAGGGACACGAGCGCTCGCGCGCGCAGAAGGCGGCGCTGACGGGCGATGCCGCTCCGCGCATGCGTACTCGCAAGCAGATCGCGGCCGAATTGACGAACGCCACTGGTGAGCGTGCAGAGGCTCTGCGGTGGGTTCTCAACCTGGCAGATAGTGAGCCGGGCGCGGAAGAGGCCGATCCGCGCCAGTTGTCTATCGACGAGGCTGCATGAGCATCAAGGTCCAAACAATGGTGTGGGACCGGTATCCGGGCGAGGACCACGAGCTGTTACTCGCCTTGAAGCTGGCCGACTTCTGCGACGACAACGGGGAACACATCTTCCCAAGCATCGAAAGGCTCGCGGAAAAGACGCGCCGTTCGGTGCGTGCCGTGCAGTACCAGCTCAAGAGCATGGTGGAACGCGGCTGGTTGATTCTGGTTGCCAACGCGGGCGGCGGTCGTGGTCGTGCCTGCGAGTACCGCATCAATCCCGACTGGATAAACGGTGCAGAGATTGCACCCATTTCCACTGGCTCAAAGGGTGCAACGGATGCACCCATCGGAAAGGGTGCAACGAGCAGCAAAAAGGGTGCAACGAACGACGGAAAGGGTGCAATGGGTTTCGCAAAAGGGTGCAATGGGTTGCACCCGATTCACCATGAACCACCACAGGAACCGTCAGAGAACCACCAAGGCGCTCGGCGTGCGCCGCGAGTTGCGTTGCATGCCGAGCTGCGCTCGATCGAATTGCCCGACTGGCTCGCGTTCGAGGATTGGGACATGTGGTGCGAACACCGTGAGGCGAAGCACAAGGACGCCCCGTGGACGCGCCCGGCTGCAACCGTATCGATCCGAAAGCTGACGAAGCTGCGTTCGCTGGGGCAAGACCCGAAGGCATGCATCGAGGAGGCCGTGCTGCGCGGCTGGACGGGCCTGTTCCCGCTGAAGGGCGATGTGGCTGCAACGTCGTCGGGCTCCGACACCGCGATCGCTCCGGACTGGTGGAAGACGGCACCAGGCATTCGCAAGCTCGGCAAGCAGCTCGGCATCGAAGAGAAACCGAACCAGGTCTTCGAGCAGTACAAGGCGAAGGTGTTCAAGGCTGCCGGGCCGGGCGAATGGATGGAAGACATGCTCAGTACGGTCAGCCGCGAAAGCGAAGAACGCTACGAGGCGCTGTACGCCTACTTCAACGACATTCCGCGTGATCAGGGCGCGCACCAGGTGGGCGCATGACGAAACGAACATCTTGGCCAATGCGAATCGACGCAGATGCAACGACCGTGGGAACGGCTCGCGTGCGAGATAGCTGGGCTGTCGGCCGTAGCTCTGCTGCGCGACAAATCGCCGAGCATACGGGCGTTCAGCCGCCGTCGGATTTCGACGACATCGCGAGCGGGTTTAATCCCGGCGCTCCGGTGCCACAGTCGATGCAGAAGCCGAATCATTCGCCGAAATACCGCAACAGGAAATGCGAGCACGAAGGCATCCGATTCGACAGCGAGAAAGAGCGCGCGCGGTATTCCGATCTCGTTCGAATGCAAGCGGCCGGCCTGATTCGGGATTTGCGGCTTCAGATGCCGTTCGTACTGACCGAGCGCATGCAGCGCGACGACGGGACATGGGAGCGCGCGTCGAAATACGTGGCGGATTTCGTCTACATCGACTGCAAGACGGGAAAGCAGGTGGTCGAGGACGTGAAGTCGCCGATCACCCGGAAAAACCCAACGTACATCCAGAAGCGGAAAACCATGTTGGCGGTGCACGGAATCACGATCAAGGAGGTGTGATGGCTGTTGAAAAGGTGGGGAAGGTTGGGCCGGCCTCGAAAAAGATCATCGATTGCGTGAAGGCAAACCCGGGTATCCATGCCGCTCGGGCCGCGCGAACACTGGGCGTCACCCCGGGTGGTGGATTCCGGTCGACCGTTCGGAAGCTGATTTCGGACGGCTATCTCTCCAGGGTAGAAGTGGATGGCGTTCCGCACGGCCTGTTTCACACGGCTCTGCCGCTCAAGTACACCGGCAAGCCCTACGAGGGTATCAACGAAGGTCGCTTCTCGAAGCGTTCGCGGCAAATTCAAGAGCGAATCGCGGCACAGATCGAGAGGGAACAGCGACTGGCCGAATCGACTGCGTGGGCCGGGAAGGCAATTCGCGCAATGGTTGACGCAGGACGAGCGGCAGCATGAAACGATCCGGATTCAAGCCGCGTGCAAAGCCAATGTCGCGCGGATCGTGGTCTCGTAAAAGCTCACCACTTCCCGAGGAGGCCCCACGGAAAACCGCGATGAGACGTCGCCGAAAGCGACCGACCGTTGCTGAAGGGGCGAAGTATCTGGCCGCCTGCCGAGGCGAGCCGTGCTACCTGCGTGTGCCGACTGTCTGCCGCCTCGATCCGCGCGACGAAACGGTCGTGCCGTGTCACGACAACAGCCTCGCGGCGGGCAAGGGGATGGGAATCAAGGCGAGCCATGAGCGGACGGTGCCCGGTTGTTTCTGGTGCCATGCATGGCTCGATCAGGGGAAGGCTCCACGCTGGCAGAAATCGAACGTGTTTTTCGGGGCATACAACGAATGGGCGCCAGTGCGAGCCCGAAAGATGGGAGAAGCAAATTGCCAGTGAGATTGTGGGTTGAGATCCCGGACGGCGTGTATAGCGCGCCTCGACGCCGTGGCTCGGGCGGAATCGTTTTTCATGAGCACACACGCGAAATCGACGCGACCGTGTTTCGCATCGCCCGAATCGCGACTGTCAAACGCCAACTGATCACGGCCGTCGAGGTGGACGCGTTTATTCCCGAAATGTGGCGGGCGCGTATGCCGAAGGCCGATTGGCGATGGGTGGAACCGGGTGTGTTCAGGACGAAGGCATACGTTTATCGCAACCAGAAGTCGCGCGAGCTGGGGCAGTTCCTGGCGAGCGGTGCGTTGGTACTGGACTTGAGGGAGACGCGATGACGCCGACTGCACAGAGGAAGCGCTTGGAAGGTCAGGCGACGATCGCAAAGAAGGTGTTCGAGGCAGTTCCGATTCGTTCCGCATGGTCGATCCACCAAATGATGTCGCACCTGACGAAGATCACGAAGAGCCACATCGACTACCGGGTGATGCAAGGCTGCTTGAACGCCCTAAAAGATTCCGGGTTGGTCAGGGAGCCGGAGCGGGGATGCTTCCAGCGCGTCGAGGTGCGCGAGGAAGCAGCGAAAACCGAAGTGAATGGAGAAATTGACGTGCCAAACCAGAAGACCGAATCGAAATCGGCCGCACCGGCCACGACGGGATCGCCGATCGACGTACTGGATGGGATTGCAGGCCGCCTGCGCCAGTTGCGAGATGACGCGGACACTCTGGCGTCCGACATCGAGACGGCGGCACTCATCATCGCGGAGCAAGGGGCGGAGACACAGGCGGCCGTAATGAAGGCTCGCCAACTGCAGCAGCTCTTGCAGGAGTTGGGAGGTATTCGGGTATGAGCGACATCAAGATTAGCGTTGCCCGCTCGAACACGACGACGCATCGGGCGGTGCTGGATGAGCGAGAGATCAAACGGATTCTTGCCGAAGAGGTGTGTGGACTCGTGGGCGTTGCGAGCGTTGCGGATGCTGTGGAGGTGAGGATCTACCTGTCGAGTCGGATGGGTAGCGGTGGGTCGGAGCATTCGGCAACCGTGGAGGTGACGATCGACCACGACAAGATCGCAAGCGCAGGTGAAGCATGAGCGCTGCCGCATGCATCTTGTACAGCGATGTACCCGAACGGCTGTTGATTTCAGCGATTCGCCACCGTGACGGCGTAACCGAAGCGGATCTCATCGCGTTCGACGAATGCCCGTTTTCGGGGGAGATCACCGAGACGGAGCACGGCACGCAGATCGCGTTTCCGTGGCCGCGCAACCGGACGATGCGCCATGCGATCGGCGATTGGCTCACGCACTACGGCATCAACTTCACGGTAGTCATGTAACGACGAATAACCCGGCGTCTCAAGCAAATCTAAAACAGGATGAACATGACGATCGACGAAAGCAACCAGATCGAGGAGCTTCTGGACGAATGGTACGCATGGCAGGCGGGGTACACGCCGGGGCTCGGCTACGGTCGGGTCGATCCGACATGCCGCGGCTTCTCGGAATCCGATCGCGCCGTTACGGCTACCGAACGGGCGGAAGAGGCTGACCGGAAGGCGACGAAGCGACGGGCGGAACAGGTTGACGTGTGCGTCGATGCGCTGACGTGGCAGGAGCGCTCAGCCATCCAGAGACACATGAAGGCGAAGCGAATCGGAGCAATGAGCGAGGCATGTGGCGCAAATGTCTGGAGCAATCCGCGCGGACTTGATCTGTCGGACGCGCATGCAAGCTACCAGGCCGCGAAGGCAGCTTTGTATCCGAGCGTGAAAGCGCGTGGTCTGTTGAAGGAGCCGTGCCCCGCGTAAGGCGCGTAGGCATAGAGACCGGCTCTTTCTGTCACTGTCTCCTCGTCACCGGCCGTTATCGAGTGCGGATGATCGGTAAGAATGGCTGGTCCCGCGCGCACGAAACGGAGTCGTTCGCGACTTCGCTAGTACGGTCGAGCGCTTCAATGTCGCGGTGGGCACTCGCAGCAGTTCTCTTGAAAAACGCCATTTTCCGACTACTCTCCAAGAGAATTGCATTTCGATTTGCTTTCGGATCAAGGGCGTTGCATGTGAAATTTGCGCATCACGATGCCGCTGCCGCGTGATACGTCTCTTTCGACTCAGCGGATTTTCCATGAGTTGTGTAAATGATGGCGGCGCTTACAACACGACGGCTGGTATGGAGCGGTGATGGACACAACGATCAGTGGGCAGGGGCAGGGGCAGGCGCGGCGACCGACTACGCACCAGGCATCGGTCAACGAATCTCGGCAGGACGGCATCCGGCGTCGGTTGATCGCCGTTACTGCTTCCGGACCAATCTACCATCAGGAAGTATCTTTGGCGGTTATTCCGTTCACAAGTGGCTTAGCGCTACTGCAGGAACTTGCCACTCGCATTCGAAATGAAAAGGTAGAGGTGGCCTCAAGCCTCGCTCTTCGCGTGCGCGGGCGCAATGCTTACCTCACCTGGCTTTACCACACCGCTCGCATTGGCATGGGCTTAGCCTCAGTACCGCCTCGGTGGCGAATTGTCTTTCTGCGCGCGCTCATTGACTATATCCATCGGAAAGGTGACGTTGGCGGCCTCGAGCCGTTGATGGCTGCAACGCTGAACGCGACTTGGCCATGGATGTCCGCGCAGCGCACGAGTGCCGTCACGAAGATTTTCCACTCCCAGATACTGCGCTCGAAGTTCATCCAAGAAACTCCCGCACTGGTGTGCGATCCCATTACGCGTAACATCACGATGCTGCCGCCGGGCGAGCTTGCCAAGGCCGACGTCGACAGCTGGCTCGACTGGCGAAACGCCGTTGCCGGCAACTGGGGAACCCAAGGAATGGACGCCAGCGATCTTGGTATGTCTATACCCAGAGGCCCCGATTGGGGCGACGTGTTGAGCGGCAATTCCGGGTGGGGCGGCTGGGGAGTACCCAGCGGTCCGGGCCGCGTGGGGCCGGGCGGCGGTCCTAATGGCCTCGGCGGATTTGGAGGTTTCGGCCGCGGACAAGGCAATGGGAGCGGATCGAGCGCGTTCGGCAATACCGGCTGGGGGCGAGGAATTGGCTCCAATGGTTTTGGAGACACCGGATTCGACGGGAACGGTAACGGAGGCTCCGGCATCGACTGGACCCAACCGGGCTCCGGTGCAGGCGTGTTCGGCGCCGGATTTGGTTCTGGGCTTGGCCGCGGGATGGGGCCTTCGGGCTTGGGTGGCTTCGGACAGCCCGGCAACGGCGTGGGTCCTGGGGGACTCTTCAGCGGGGGCGAGCCTGGCTCCGGCGGATTCAACGGCCTCGGTGTGCTGGGAGGCCTTGGGCCGATCGACTTCAACGCGCCCGGTGGACCGTTCGGTACAGGCGCCTACCTCGGGAACGGCGGTGCCTCCGACTTTTGGGGCGATGCGGCACAAGTCGTCGGTAAGACCGTGCAGGGCGCCGGAGCAGTCGCAACGGCGGTGGGTGGTGGCCTCATTGTCGCCGGTGCGGCGCAAGACGCGACTATCGTGCTGGGAGTAACTGGGACTGGCTTCATGATTACCGGCGCCGAAGTTGTCGTTGGCGGGTTAGGGGCAGGGTTCGTTGGCCTCTCTATTGAGCAGTGGGGGAAAACTCACAACGAAGGTGAGAAGCCAGCCGAGAAGGCTCCCGATGCTCAGGCTGCGCCACCCGTCATCACGGTGCCCACTGTAGAGATCGACGACAGCGAGGAGGATGACGAGCCGAAGCCGAAGGACTCTAAGCCAGGCGACCTCTATCCGGATCCTGATGGCGGCGGCAGCCCATCGCCGAACCGGCTGCCAGCGGGCGACGGCATAGGCGGGGGCCGCCCCGACTCGATTTGGGACGATCAGTTCGGTGGCGGACGACCTAACAGCATATGGGACGAAAATGGTGGCGGTGGACGTCCGACCTCGATATGGGATGAGAACGGGGGAGGCGGTCGGCCGAATTCAATCGCTGGTGCGGCCAAAGCTACGTTTTTTTCGGGAGCTGGTTTGAGAGCAGCCATAGTCCAGGTCGGTCCGAGCACGTTCCGGTTCTGAGCCCGCCGCAAGGCATGCGGGACAGCGGAAGTGGATGATGAGAGGCGTGCGTGCTTAGTCAGCGCTCTGCGGTTGCGTTGGCTACTTTTCGATATTTCATTTGAAGAGCCGCTTTCCAACGAATTGCGCCTGGCGTCGCGGGAATGCGTTTAACGCGGTAGTTCCTGATTGGCAACATCGAACGCCGCCTTGCGATTCGGATCGATTGATCCTTAGCAAGGGTACGCGTATAAGCGGGCCGCAGACGCTCGCCTGTGCATTCAGTGAGTGACCCGATGGACGGCGAACGGTAGCTTCATGCGATCGTAACGCGCCGAACTGAGTCAGTCGATCCGACGCTAACTGCTTGTTTGGTTTGGTGCAGCCTCATGCGCAAAAAGTGCTTGTAAACCTTCTCTCGTTTCGCTAGATTGACTACGTCGGGCACGAGGTGCGCCCAAACGAAGCCCACGCGGTAAGCCGCGCGGGCTTTTTCGTTACGGTCCTCCGAAATTCAAGTCGTGCAGCTTCCTGCCGGTTTCCTATAAATGTACTTACCCCGATATGGGGAATAACAAGGAGACCACAACATGAAAACAGCATTGCTTGCTTGCGTGGTTGCTGGGGCGTTGCCGCTGACCGGATGCGGGATGTTTTCGTCGCCCCCAGTCCGACCGAGTGACATTACGGTTGAGCAAGCGTTGGCCTCGGTTGGGGATGGACTGGCAGTGTTCAAGAAGAAGCTTGACTCGAACAACATGCAACTGGGCATGTATGTCGAGACGATCAATTTGGAATTGGATCTAACGACAGATCAGAAGGGCGACGGAAAGTTGTCGGTCGACTTCTCGAAAGGATTTCAGCTTGGTCCACAGTTGGGCATGGAGCAAACGGTGGACGCCAGCCGCGGAAGTAAGCTGGTTATAACGCTGAAGCAAGCTATGGTTCCCAGCAAACAGAGCCAAGAGACGGCTCATGGTGACGGGGCCAGCCACCACGCGCAAACTCCGGCAAATCCGCATGATAAGACGCAGAATGGCCAAGGAGATGTTTCCGAAGGCCCGTCAAAGGTGCCGTTTCACGTGCCGTGGAAGATTCTCGGGCAAGACCCGAAAATGTAAGTCCCAGTTATTTGACTTCGAAGCTCGTCGAGCAATTGCCGGCGAGCTTTTTTGTTTTTGCGCCTGGCGAGGCGTTTGGTCTGAAGGTCACGGAGGTGCGTGCGTGGAGCCGCGTTATGGCCGGTCTCGGTGACTGGTCGGCTGTTCGATCAAGTCGTCTACCGGGAATCGAGGTTCCCGCTGGAATTCACATTTGTGGGATATCGATATGCTCCTTCGCTTACGGTCAAAGCGTCTATCATATGCGCAACACAACTATTGGAGGAATGCATGGCGACCTACAAGGAACTGAAAGCCCAAGCGGAGGCATTGGCGGAGAAAGCAGAGGCCGCGCGCCTGGCTGAATTCCAGGCCGTTGTCGAAGACATCCGCGCCAAGGTTGCGGAGTACGGCATTACCGAGAAGGACATCTTCGGTGCACGTCGTAGCAAGTCAGCAAAGCACAAGACGGTGCCTGCGGAGGCGAAGTACCGAGATCCGAAGACCGGCGCGACCTGGTCGGGCCGTGGTCGCGCGCCGGCTTGGATCAAGGATGCCAAGAACCGGAACCGATTCCTGATCGAAGGGTAAATCTTTTTAGTAGCTGGGGGTTGTAAACCCACCCGCGTTTCGCTATATTGACGACGTCGGGCGCGAGGTGCGCCCAAGCGAAGCCCGCTCGGATTGCCGTGCGGGCTTTTTGCATACGGTGGGGCAAAGCCGCTCACTCGGATAGTTGGGTCGACGAGGCGACGGACGCAAAAATGCTGCTGATGGATTTGGCAATCGGTTTTGGATGAATCGTACGCTTCGTCACCTTGGTGCGCTCGGCTTTGATGCAGAGCGGCCTAGGGGCAAGAGAGTACTCTGCGAGGATTTTGCGAGCTCTTTCCTCAGTCATCTCGGACAGCTTCATGCTCTTGAGTACTTTGCTCGACGGTGTGCCGGACCGAAGTAGGAGAAGTGCATAAGCCTCGAATCGTTCTGCGATGGTCAAGCTATGCTTTTGGTCGGCTGCGACGTATGCGCGAGCAATTTCTTCCCACAGTACAATTTCATTCTCGGGATTGTGATCCTGAGAGAAGGAATCATGCCAGTTGCCACTACCTATAGGGTTGACCTCGTCGAGGATCATCGAGATTACGTCGATGCGGCTTCGTTGTTCCGTGGTCAACATACTGGTTCCAATGGGATTTCCAGCTCGGAGTCGCCCTAGCTCAACTTCGATCGCGTTTTGATGTTCTGGCGCAAATGCTTCCGTTGGTGCCTCTTGGTGGGCATGCGCTCCTAACGTTGCCGGGCTGGATTCCCATGAATCAAGGTTGACAAGCCCCATCTGTTGGTTGATCGATGTGCATCGCTGCAAGACAACACTATTTGCAACGTGTCGTGGAATCGAGAAAAATTCGCGGCGGTTGTGCACTCTGTAGGCGGCAAGCTGCTGAAAGATCATCCTTTCAGCGGTGTCGCAGTCTCCGACCTGACACCATGCGACTACGTCGAATGGTTCGGGCACACCGGTTGCATTATGGAAAACCTCTTTGGCACGATCTGAGGGAGTTCGAGTTGTCTTCCCGATTTTTACGACATGCCGTCCATATGAGCGATTCTGCAGGATGTAGATATACCCCGACGCCATGATAGTGGTCCGTATAAGGAGATTTTGATTTCTGTTGCAGATCGTACTGTAGCAGAGCGCCCGCTTCTCGAACTGATGACTTATAAGATGTAGTACGCATTCGCGCGTGCGATCCTTGAATAGGACGAAATCCTGCTCTCGTTGTTTGAACGCCCGCAAGGCGAGGCCCTTGCGGGCGTTTTCATTTATCCGCTGAATCAACTCTTAAGTAAGTTTATGCCGCGCCGACCGATGAAACCGTGTAAGCACCGAGGATGCGGTGAACTGGTCGCGAACGGAAGGTCGCACTGTGCCCGGCATGCACAGGAGGCCATCAAGTGGAGGTCTGACGCATTGCGTGGCAATCGCCATGTACGAGGCTACGGAAGCGCATGGAACGTGATCCGGGTGCGCATCTTGCGTCGCGACAATGGCCTATGTCAGCCCTGTTTGCGAGCAGGGTGCCTGACTGTTGCCACTGCGGTTGACCACATTATTGCAAAGGCGCGAGGCGGTACTGACTGCGATGACAATCTGCAAGCGATTTGCCAAAGCTGCCATGCGATGAAAACCGCTCGCGAGCGGTTGCGTTTTGGAAATCGAGCCGACGCCACCTGAGATCGTGCAGCGTGGGGAGGGGGGGCGAAAAGTCTGGAGGGCGCGGCCCTCGGGACCGCCCGCTTCGTCGAATTTTTACGCCCGCGAAATTAAAAATTCAGGAGTTGGCCAGTGGGAGGAATCGCGTCAGTGCCGGGGCGGGGCAGAAAACCCAAGCCGACCGCACGGAAAATCGCTGCGGGAAATCCCGGCAAACGTGCGCTGAATAAGGACGAGCCGGATTTCGGTTTGGTCACGAACATCGAGCCGCCGGAGTGGATTGCTGGTGAGGCGCGTGACATGTGGGAGCGCGTTGTTCCGCTGCTTTGCGGGCAAAAAATCTTGCAAGTGACCGACCTGCACATTGTTGAAATCTTCTGTGCGGCCTACGGCAACTGGCGCACTGCTCAGGACGAGTTGACTCGCAACGGCCCTGTCGTTGACAGCTCACAAGGCAGTCCGATGAAGAATCCGGCCGCGACCGTTGTGAAGGAGGCGGCGGCGCAAATGGCGAGCTTCGGAGCAATGCTGGGGCTCGACCCGGCGAGCAGGCAGCGCCTGGTCGGCGCGAAGCCGAAAACACCCGACAACCCTTTCGCGAAGCTGCTCGGCAAATGATTGGAAGACATGGCGACGAATTTCCCGCGCGTAGAGCAGGGGCTCAAGTTCGCGCGAGAAGTCGTTCGTGGCAAGCGCATCGCTTGCCGGTATGTGCAACTTGCTTGCAAGCGCCACCTTGACGACCTTGCGGCGAGCCGAAAGAGGGATTTCCGGTGGAAGTTCGATCCGGAAGCCGCTGAGCGAAAGCTCGCGCTCGTTGAACTGCTGCCGCACACGAAGGGCGAGTGGGCGTTCAAGGGGCAACTGGTAACGCTTGAGCCTTGGCAGAAATTCGGCCTGATGGCGACCTTCGGATGGGTCAACAAGCGCACCGGCAAGCGCCGGTTTCGCGAGAGCTACTGGGAGGTGCCGAGAAAGAACGGCAAATCGGTGATCGCGGCCGGCGTCGGTATCGGGATGTTCGTGCTCGATGACGAGTTTGGCGCGGAGGTTTATTCGGGCGCGACGTCGGAAAAGCAGGCGTGGGAAGTTTTTCGTCCAGCTCAGTTGATGGTCAAGCGCTCGCCGATGCTGATCGATTCGGCTGGAATCGAGGTCAACGCCTCGAACATGAACAAGCCGGCCGACGGGAGTCGATTCGAGCCGATCATCGGCAACCCCGGCGATGGCGCTTCGCCTTCGTGCGCAATCGTGGACGAGTATCACGAGCACGATAGCGCCGCACTGTACGAAACGATGCTGACCGGTATGGGCGCGCGTCGTCAGCCGCTCATGTTCATCATCACGACGGCAGGTGCGAACATCGAAGGCCCGTGTTTCGACAAGCGCCGGCAGGTGATCGAAATGCTCGAGGGGACGGTTCCCGACGACGAGCTTTTCGGCTGGATCTGGACGATCGACGAAGGGGATGATTGGACTGATCCGCATGTGCTGGCGAAGGCCAATCCGAATATCGGAATCTCGGTCTATCAGGAGTATCTGGAGAGCCAGCAGCAGCGCGCGATCAAGTCGGCACGCTTCACAAACACGTTCAAGACGAAGCACTTGAACGTGTGGACCTCGGCCAAAGCAGGCTATTTCAACCTCGAAGACTGGAAGGCATGCGAGGACCGCTCGCTGACGCTTGAACAGTTCGAGGGGCAAGACAGCGTGCTCGCGCTCGATATGGCGCGCAAGCTCGACTTGAACAGCATGGCTCGCCTTTTTTGGCGCGACATCGACGGGAGACGGCATTACTTCTGCGTTGCGCCGAGATTCTGGGTTCCCGAAGACACGGTGCGCAATACCGAGAACCGCCGTATGGCGGAGCGGTATCAGGCGTGGGTCAATCACGGCTTTCTGCTTGAAACGGATGGCGCGGAGATTGACTATCGCGACATTCTCGAAGAGGCAAAGGATGCGAACCGAATATGCCCGGTGCAATGCACGCCACTGGACCCGCACGGCGCGACGAACCTCTCGCATCAGCTCGAAGACGAAGGGCTGACGCCAGTCACGATCGTTCAAAACTACACGAACATGTCGGACCCGATGAAGGAGCTCGAGGCGGCGATTACGTCGGGCCGGTTTCATCACGACGGCAACCCGATCATGACCTGGTGCGTTAGCAACGTGATCGGCAAGAATCTCCCGGGAAATGATGACGTGGTACGCCCGATCAAGCAGGGTAACGACAACAAAATCGACGGCGCAGTGGCGCTGATCATGGCGATAGGTCGAGCCATGCTGGCCGATCGAGTCAATTCTGAGTCGATCTACGATCAAGGAGTGGGTGTTTGAAATCAATTGCTATTGCGGCCTGGGTGGCCGGCCTGCTCGGTTTTGCGCTGCTGGTCACGGGGGTAGTGCTGATCAGCCTGCCGATCGGCCTGATTGTTGCGGGTGTCCTGCTTCTGTTGTGGGCGCTCTTGGCGGATATGGCCGCGGCTCGTGCGCAACGAGTCGGGCAGCCGAAGGAGTAGCCCGATGTTCTTCAGTAGGCAATTGCTGTCCAATTCCGGTCAAACCCAAACGGGTTCTGGCGGTTGGTTGTCGGCGCTGTTGGGAAGCGCACGATCGGAAGCAGGTCAGGTCGTTACGCCCGCGAGCGCGCTCTCGCTGACGGTCCTGCAAAACTGCGTCACGCTGCTGTCGGAGAGCATCGCTCAACTGCCGATCGAGCTGTATGAGCGCGCTGGCGACGACAGGAAGCCGGCGACTGACCATCCGCTGTATTCGATCCTGAAATACCAGCCGAATCCGTGGCAGACGCCGTTTGAGTATCAAGAGCAGTCGCAGGTTGCTGTCGGCCTTCGCGGCAACAGCTACAGCTTCATCGATCGCGATCAGGACGGCGTGATTCTCGGGCTGTATCCGCTGGATAACGAGGCAGTGACGGTGATGAAGGGTTCTGACCTCATGCCGGTCTATCGGATCTACGGGGCCGAACCGATGCCGCAACGGTTGGTGCATCACGTTCGCTGGATGTCGATCAATGGCTATACCGGGCTTTCGCCGGTCATGCTTCACGCGAACGCAATCGGGCATGCGCAGGCGATCCAGCAGTACGCCGGGAAGTCATTCATGAATGGCACGGCCCTGTCGGGCGTGATCGAGCGGCCGAAGGATGCTCCGGCGCTGAGGGATCAGGCGAGCGTCGATCGAATCACGGACGGTTGGAATGCGAAATTCGGTGGGTCGGGTAACGCGAAGAAGGTCGCGTTGTTGCAGGAGGGTATGACGTTCAGGCCGTTGTCGATGACGAATGTCGACGCAGCGCTGATTGATGCGCTTCGTCTTTCGTCGCTCGACATCGCGCGAATCTACAAGATCCCGGCTCACATGGTGAACGAGCTGGAGCGGGCGACGTTCAGCAATATCGAGCATCAGTCGCTCCAGTTCGTCATCTACACGCTGTTGCCGTGGGTCAAGCGGCACGAGCAGGCGAAGACGCGCGATCTGCTGTTGCCGTCCGAACGGAAGCAGTACTTCATCGAATACAACCTTTCGGGGCTGCTGCGAGGCGATCAGTCGTCGCGCTACGCCGCTTATGCGGTCGGGCGCCAGTGGGGCTGGCTTTCGATCAACGATATTCGCCGGCTCGAAAACATGCCGCCGGTCAAGGGCGGCGACGTCTACCTGAGTCCGATGAACATGGTTGACGCGTCGAAGCCGCAGCAAGTAGCTGCCGGGAAGACCGAGCCGACGAAAGCCCAAATCGGCGAAATTGAGAGGATCCTATCTTGAAACCGCACCTCAGACTTGCAAGTCTGATTTTCAACCAGCCGCAGCTCGTCACGGACCCAATGATGTCGCTCGCGGTTCAGTGGGCGAACCAGGCGCTGAACCTCAACATCGTCAACCTGACCGTGAACGGCGTACAGCCGAAGATCATGGAGGACGACGAGTTCGACAGTGGTGCACAGATGGCTGCGGCGTCGGAGCGTCGCCGTGTCCTGGTGGCCGATACCGGTATGGACATCATTCCGGTGTCGGGAATCCTGGTGTCCCGCTCGGCGCACATGAATCCATGCGAGCCGATGACCAGCTACGAGAGTTTGCGTACTGCCGTGAATCAGGCGGCTGCGGATCCGGCAGTCGAACATATTGTCCTCGACGTCGACAGCAACGGCGGCAGTGCAACCGGTGCGTTCGAGCTGGCTGACGATATTCGCGCTGCCTCTCTGGCGAAGCCGATTACGGCGATCGTCAATTTCTCGGCATTTTCGGGGGGCTACTTGATCGCTGCCGCGGCGTCGAACGTGATTGTCAGCCGCACGTCAGGCGTTGGCTCGATCGGGGTGATCGCGAATCACCTGGACGTGTCGAGGCGCGACGAACAGCAGGGCGTGAAGGTGACGTCGGTATTCGCCGGCAATCACAAGAACGACCTCACGCCGCATGAACCGTTGAGCGACCAGTCGATGCAGTTTCTCAACGACATGGTGCAAAACAGCTACAAGCAGTTTGTCGACGCGATCGCGAACTTCCGTGGCTTGAGCACGCAAGCGGTGAAGGACACGCAGGCGGGCATCTTCTTCGGGCAGCAAGGCGTCGACGCTGGGCTTGCGGACAGCATCGAGACGCCGCAGGCAGCGATCAACCGGATTGCTGCCGAAGTGCGCGCATCGCGAGCCGAGCGTCAGAGCGGGAGCGCTCGACGCAGCGTGTCGGCACGTGCTGCGGCAATGAACATGCAATCCATGATTTAACCAGTCGCAATAAATCGAATTCCCACGATCAACATCAGAGCACGTTCGCGTCTCAGTTGAGCACTGCCACCTCCGGGTGGCATTTTTTTTAGGAGAAGGGTAAGTGAACATCAATGAACTCCGCCGCGAACGCGCTGCCATCAACCAGCGCGTTCAGGCGCTGGCCCAGATCGAGTTGGGCGGTACCGCGTTGTCGGGCGAACAGCAAGCCGAGTTTGACCAGCTCAGCTCGAAATTCAACGATCTGACCGCGCAAATCGAGCGTGCGGAAGCCGCGGAGCGTATGGCTGCCGCCGCCGCAGTGCCGGTCGATCCGGCGCCGGCTGCGGTTACTGCGCCGGCTGCGGCGTCCGTGCCCGCACAGCCGAAGGTTCCGGAAGTGAAGGGCGCGAAGATGGCGCGTATGGTTCGCGCACTCGCGGCAGCGCGTGGTGACACGCAGCTCGCGTCGAAGATCGCGATCGAGCGGGGTTTCGGCGAAGACGTTGCTATGTCGCTCAATACGCTTTCGTCGAGCGCGGGCGGCGTTCTGGTGCCCGAGAACCTGTCGAGCGAGGTCATCGAGCTGCTGCGTCCGAAGTCCGTTGTTCGCAAGCTCGGCGCTCGTACGCTGCCGCTGTCGAACGGAAACATCACCATCCCGCGCCTGAAGGGCGGTGCCATCGTCGGTTACATCGGCGCAGACACCGATATTCCGACGACGCAACAACAGTTCGATGATCTGAAGCTCACGGCGAAGAAGATGGCCGCCCTGGTGCCGATCGCGAACGACCTCATCAAGTATTCCGGCGTGAATCCGAACGTCGATCAGATCGTGGTCGGCGATCTTACAGCCGCGATCGGTGCACGCGAAGACAAGGCGTTCATTCGCGACGATGGCACGGCGAACACCCCGAAGGGCCTGCGCTTCTGGGCGATTCCCAGCAACGTCATCACCGCGAGCGATGGCTCGACGCTGCAGAAGATCGAAACGGATCTCGGTAAGGCCATTCTCGCGCTCGAAAACGCCGACGCGAATCTGACGCAGCCCGGCTGGATCATGGCCCCGCGTACGTTTCGCTTCCTCGAAGGTCTGCGCGACGGGAACGGTAACAAGGTCTATCCGGAACTCGCAAACGGCATGCTCAAGGGCTATCCGGTCGGCAAGACGACGCAGGTGCCGATCAATCTCGGTGACGCCGGCAAGGAGTCGGAAATCTACTTCACCGACTTCGGCGATGTGTTCATCGGCGAGGAAGAAACGCTCGAAATCGACTACAGCAAGGAGGCGACCTACAAGGACGCCGACGGCAACATGATCAGCGCATTCCAGCGAGATCAGACGCTGATTCGTGTGATCGCGAAGAACGACTTCGGTCCGCGTCACGTCGAGTCGATTTCGGTGCTGGCCGGCGTGACCTGGGGCGCGTAAGCGAACTCGTAACCGTGCGGCTCGATCCGTCGTGATCGGGCCGCCGTTCGGAGAAAAACATGAAGGTAGTCAAGTTCAAGCGGCATTACGCGCAATACACGCCTGGCGATATCGCGGGTTTCGAGGACGCGCACGCAGACCGGCTCGTCGACGCGGAAATCGCGGAGGCATCTGTGTCGGAGCCGAAGGAGGTGAAAGCCTCGCAGAGGGTCGACACGGGTAAGCCCGCGGCAAAGGGGTAATGCCAGATGGCCGCTGTTCTCATCGAATACCTGGACGACGCGGAGCCGCTTACCTTCGAGGATGTTGCAATTCAATGTCGAATCGATGGTGACGAAGAACGGGAGTTCATAGAGCACACGGTGATTCCCGGCGCGCGTCACGCGGCCGAGCGCAAGTCTGGGGCCGCGATCCGAAAGGCGCGCTATTTCGAGCGGCTGGCGGGCTTCCCGAGGGGGGACTTCCCGTTGTCGATCGGGCAAGTTCTGAGCGTCGACAGCATCGAGATTCGCGATGCAACAGGCGCTGCCTCGACACTCGACCCGAAAGGGTATGAGCTCGTCCAACTGGGGCGAGAAGCGTGGTGCGCGGTTCTTGGATCCGCTGACTGGCCGCACGCTCGAGCAGTGACGATCACGTATCAGGCTGGCGTCGACATCGACAAGCATCCGTCGGTACGGTCGTGGATGTTGCTTGCGGCTGCATGGGCCTACGACCATCGCGAACTTTTCTCGGAGGGGCAAGGAGTCGCGCAGATGCCGGAAGGTTATTCGGACCTCCTGCTCGATTCGATCACCGTTCCGCCGAGGTTCTGATGAAGGCCGGAAAACTGAAAGAGCGAATCGTCATCGAGCGGCCCAGCGGGGAAGAAAACGAGAACGGCGAACCGCTGCCGGGGGCGTGGGTGGTGCATGCGCGGCCGTGGGCTGACGTGTTGTTCGTGAACGGAAAGGAGCACGTTGTCTCCGGAGCGATTCGCGGCGCCACTGTCGCCAGCATGCGCATTCGCTATCGGGCAGGGATCGATGAGCAGATGCGAGTGCGTTACGACGGCAGGCTGTACGACATCACGGCGGTGCTGCCCGCTCGGACGCGTGGGTATCTCGACCTGTCGGTAAAGGTGGGAGAGAAGTATGTCTAGTGTCCAGATTCTTGGGCTGGCGGATCTGCAGGCCGATTTCGCCAAGCTCGCGAAGGCGCAGTCGACGAAGGCACTTCGACGCGCGACGTTGGCGGGCGCCAAGGTGATCCGAGACGAAGCTCGTGCGCGAGCGCCGAAGAAGACCGGGAAGCTAAAGCGGAACATTGTTTCGGCATCGCTGCGACAGAAGGAATCGCCTGGTGTGGCGACTGCGGGCGTTCGGGTTCGATCGAAGGGCAAGGAAGATTCGCCGACCAACGCGTTTTACTGGCGATTCGTCGAACTTGGCACGCAGAACATGAAGGCCGATCCATTCATGCGTCCGGCCTTCGACGCAGCGATTGCCCAGGCCGAGGGCGCGATTCGAACCGAGATCGCACATGCGATTGATACGGTGATCGGAGGTGGAATATGAGCGCGCTGATCATCCGCGACGCGATCGGGGTTGTGGGTGCCGCGAAGGGCTATGTCACGGTAGCCGGGTCGAAGGCGCAATCGCCGTACTACGTCGTGTCGCGCGTCAGTGGTGGGCGCGATATGGCACTTGGCGGAGCGACCGGCGGCAAGTCGGGCATGTATCAGATCGACGTGTACGCCAGCACCTACACGGAGGCCGATGCGATCGCCGATCAGGTGATCGACAGGGCATCGTCGAGCGGGAAGTTCGCCGTTGGTGGCATCAGTGAGTTGCCCGACGACTTTTCGAGCGATACCGGAGATTTCCGGGTGAGCCTCGAAGTATCCGTGCAGTTCTGATCGATTCAATTTCTGTTTGGCCCGCGAGTGCGGGCTTTTTCATTTTGAGGGGCTTATGGCCGAGAAGAGCAAGCGCATCAAAGCGCAAGGTACGAAGGTCGAGATCTCGAAAACGTCGTCGGCGAACCTCGACGACGACAAGCTCGTTTTCGTCGATCTCAACACGACTAGCAAGACGATCAACTGGCAAGGCGGGCAGTCGTCGGAGATCGACGCGACGACGCTCGCCAGCGATGAAAAGGAATCCGAGCTTGGCTTGCCGGATCCGGGCGAGTTTTCGGTGGATGGCAACTATTCGTCGGACGATGCTGGCCAGCTGATTCTTCGCGGCGCGCGCGGCACGGGTGACAAGTATGTGTTCCGTGTGACGTTCCGCGACAAGTCGCAATTCCTGTTTGTCGGCATGGTGCGCCAGTACACCTGGTCGGCCGGCGTCGACGGCATTGTGACGTCGACCTACAGCGTCCGCGTCAGCGGCTCGCCGAAGGAAGTGCCGCCGCCTGCCGCACCGGCGGGTTAAGCGATCTGAACAACGTGAGGAAAGAGTGATGACGAAAACTCCGACGGTCGCCGGCGCGCTACGTGCTGCGATTCTCAATCCGCTGGCCGGCTGGCGCCACGAGATGCTCCCGATGCCGGAATGGGGCGACGTCACGGTCGCCGTTCGCGAGCCATTGCTCGAGGACCGAGTATTCTGGCTCGAACCGCTGCGCCTCGCTGCCGGCGTCGAGCCGGGCGACGACGAGGCGGCTGCCCGCGCGAAGTATGCGCGCGTCAGTGCGGGCGAGCACAAGCTGGCTTCCGCGCGTCTGTTTGTTCGTGTCCTGTACGTGGAGTCGACGGCCGGCTGGCGCCGCGAATTCGAGGACGCGGACGCGCAGGAGGTCGCTTCTGCATTCGGAGCCGCGCACGAACGCATCGTGAACGCCGCGCTCGAGCTCGGCAACATGAAAGCCGACGCGGAGGACGATGCAAAAAAAGCCTCCGCCGAAACCCCGATCTCCGACTTGAACTGACGCTGGCGCTGCGGCTCGGCAGGACGCTTGCCGAGCTGCGCGCGGACATGTCGACCGCGGAGTTCGCCTTGTGGCAAGCGTTCGATGCCGAGTCGCCGATCGCCGATGATCGTTACGACCTTCATGCCGCGATGGTCGCGTCGGCGGTGTTTCAGGCGCAGGGTGCGAAGGTGAAGGTGGCCGACATGATGCCGAACTGGTCGGGCGAATCGCCCGAGGTTCAGGAGGTCGCCGACGATCCTTTCTTCGCAGGCCTAATGAGGTTGGTAAAGTAGGCGGATAGGAAATATGGGAACGAGTCTCCGCGAGCTGATCGTCAGCGTTACCGCGAATACGACCCAGTACGATCGACGCATGCAGCAGCTTGGGTCGACGGCCAACGGCTATTTCAATGCGGTTCGGGATGGGGGCCGGGCCGCAGATGCGGCGTTCGCTTCGAACGCATCGAGCGTGCAGGTGACGGTGCGCGCGATCGAGGCCGCGCGCGGGTCGCTCACGGCATATGCTCAGGCTGCGGCCGCGGCGTTCGGCGTGCACCAGCTGGTCGAGTATGCCGACGAATGGACAAACCTGAGCAACCGACTCAAGATCGTCACGCGGGATCAGATCGATTTCGCGGTCGCGCAAAACGATGTGCTTCGCATCGCACAGGCAACCCGGCAACCGCTCGACGCGACGGCCGAGCTGTATCAGCGGATCGCGAACAACACGTCGCACCTCGGTCTGTCGATTAAGCAGGTCGGCCCGCTGGTCGAAACGATCAGTAAGGCGGTTGCGCTCTCGGGTGTGTCCGCTGACACGGCGCGGCTCGGGATCGTGCAGCTCGGTCAGGCGTTCGCGTCCGGCCAACTGCGCGGGCAGGATCTTAAGAGCGTGCTCGAGGAACTGCCGGGCGTTGCCGACGCAATCGCGCGCGGAATGGGTAAGGGCACGTCCGAGCTGAAGTCGCTGGCTGAGGACGGCAAGTTGACCGTCGAGAACCTGATCGACGCGCTGAAGAACGCCGGATCGAGCACGGACGCACTGTTCGGTAAGGTGGACATGACCGTCGGGCAGGCGATGACGCGCCTGCAAACGGAAATCGTCGCGTACGTCGGCCACGCGAACGAGGCGACCGGTGCGAGCGCGAAGCTGGCGCAGAGCGTGGTCTACGTTGCGGATCACCTCGACGAGATCGTCACGATCAGCGCATCGCTCGCGGCCGGCCGGCTCGGTGTGTATTTCGCGCAGACCACGGTGGCCGTCAGCAAGTCGGCCATCGCGTGGAACGCGGAGCGGCAGGCGCTGCTCGCGAAGGCGCAGGCGGAAAACGCGGCTGCGCTCGTCACGATCGCGAAGGCACAAAGCGACCGCGATGCGGCAGCGGCGAAGCTGCAGAACGCGCAGGCGGCAGAGGTCGCCGCGGCGGCCGAGCTGGCCGGCATGCGCGCGATGCGCGAGAGCCTCGCGATGCAGTCGGCACTGACGGCCGGTTCGATCCAGTACACGCAGGCGAAGCTCGCGGAGGCACGAGCGATCGAGGCGAGTGCGGTGGCGCAGGTCGCGACAGCGCGGTCGAATCTGGCGAATAGCCAGGAGATCGGCACGCGGATCGCCGGCACGCCGTACGCGGCGGTGATCGCGCGCGAGACGGCGGCGGCGCAGGGCGAGCTGGAGCGGGCCGAGGCATCCCTCGCGCTGGCACAGCAGCGCCGTGTGGCGCTGGAGGCTGCGGCGGCCAAGGGAACGGTCGACCAGACGCGCTACGCGGCGGCACTGGCCGAAACCGAGAAGGGGCTCGCCGTCGCCGAGCGCGAGGTCGCGGCGGCGACGCTCGCCCGCGAGCGGGCCGAGCGCGGGGCGACGGCAGCGACTGCGGGTCTGGCCGCCGCGACCGAGCGCGCGGCGGTAGCGCAGACTGCTGCCGCGCGAGCCGGCTCGTTGATGCGCACGGTAGGTTCCGGATTGCTGTCGGTGATGGGCGGCTTGCCCGGCATCATCGCGACGGTTGGCACGGTGGCGCTCGGCGCCGCGGTGAACTGGCTGGTATTTCGCGATCACGCGAGCAGCGCGACGTCGAGCCTGCTCGACATGCAGGCGCCGCTCGACCAGATCATCGAGAAGTATCGGCAGTTGTCGCCGTTGCTGCAGGAGGTCGAGCGCAATCGCGCGAAGCAGGCGCAGACCGCGGCACGCAGCGATGTAGCGGACGCATACGCGGGCCTTGCGGCGCGCGCGTCGCAGAGCGTCATTGTGCCGGGCATTGGAGACAGCGCGCCGATCATCACGGACGAGAATCAGGTCGCGCTCGATCGGTTCATTGAAGGGCTGAACCGGATCAAGACTGAGAACCTCGGCGTCGACGAGAAGTCGCGCGAGCTTGCGTCGCTGGTCGGCGTGTTTATCGACGCGACGAAGGGCGGTGACGAGCTTCGCGCCGAGCTGGTGCAGGCCGCGTCGGCGATCGACACGGCCGGCGCCGCGGCGGACAAGGGCACGCGCACGCTGGCCGCGATGGATGCTGCCGCGCGCAGTGCGGCCGACGGAATTCGGCTGCTCACGGAAGAAAACAATTTCTTCGCGGGCGGCATGGCGGCCGAGGCCTGGAACAAGTACGTCGAGAAGCTGAAAGAGGCCTCCGACGTCATCGGCATGACCGCGCAGCAGCGCGCCGAATACGAAGCGAAAACGAAGGGCGCGAACACAGCGGAGGCGCGGCAGGCCGGTTTGATCGCCGGCCGCGCGGACGCGTACAAATCGCTCGAAAAGGCGATCCAGGACAAAGACGCGAAGGCCGAGGCCGGCGCGCGGCGGAACATCGACAATCTGACGCGCGAGCTCGCGCTGATGAATCAGCAGATGGTCGTCGCGGCGGCACTGGCTGAGTTTCAGGCGGATCTCGTCAGCAAGAAATTCGAGAAATTCGGGTTCAACGCTGACGCGGCGCTCGCGGCCGCTGCGGCGCGCGGCAAAAAGGCTTTCGACGATACGGTGTCGGAATCGTCCGGCCAGGTCGCGCGCATCGGCGTAAACGCGTCGGCGCTCGCGCACAAGAGCCGGGCCAGCGGCTCGCGCGCCGAGCCGGAAAGCCAGCGCATGCTCGACAACATCGCGCAGCGCATTGCGCAGCTGCGCGTCGAAGCGGTCGCAACCGACAAGCTCACGCAGTCGGAGAAGGATCGGATCGGGTTCGACCAGAGGCTGACCGATCTGGCCGCGAAGCGCACGAAGCTGACCGACGGCGACAAGAGCTTGATTCGTGATCAGGCTGCAATTCGCGCGGCGTACGACCGCGCGGTGCAGCTGGAGAAGGAGGTGCGCTATCACGAAGCGATCAACAAGCTGAAGGAGCGCAGCACGCAAATCGATGCGGAGCTGGCCGACTACGCGTCGGAGCGTCAACGCGAGGTTGAGCGCGAGCTCGCAGCGATGCCGATGGGCGACAACGCGCGCGAGCTGAACCAGGCGACGAGCCGCGTCGGCGATGAATTCCGGCGCCGGCGCGACGATTTCACGAAGGGCGCTCGGAAGGACGGCACGCTCGGGTCGCCGGAGTATCTGGCCGAGATTGACCGGATTAACCGGGCCGAAGCCGAACTGGTCGAGCGCGAACGTGGGTATGTCGAGCAGCGGCTCGCGGTGCAGCGCGACTGGCGCGTCGGTGCAAGCCGCGCCGTGGCGCTGTATCAGGAATCGGCGGAAAACGCGGCAGGGCGCGCGGAGGAAGCATTTACGAGTTCGTTCCGCAGCATGGAGGACGCGCTGACCTCGTTCGTGTCGACCGGCAAGCTGGATTTTCGCGGGCTGGTCAACAGCATGATCGCGGACCTGGCGCGCTTCGCCGCGCGCGCGGCGATGGCGCCCGTGTTCGGCGCGCTCGGTTCGGCGCTGGGGCTTGGCGCGGCCAGCGCGGGCGGATTCAGTGCGTCGTCGTTGCTCGGCGGTGTAGCGGGCGGCATGTCCGACATTTTCGGGGCGGGCGGCGGCAACGCGTACGGTTTCCACTTGGCTACCGGCGGGCGGGTCACTGGCCCGGGCACGTCGACGAGCGACAGCATTCCGGCGTGGCTCTCCAACGAGGAATTCGTGGTGAAGGCTGCGGCGGTGCGCAAACCCGGCGTGCTTCGGCTGCTGGAGGCGATCAACAGCGGACAGGATCTCGGTTTCGCGAAGTTTGCGAATGGCGGACTGGTCGGTGGCGGATCGGTCGGCGGGGGCGGGCTCGGCGCGCAGGGCGGAGGGATCGAGCTGAATATCCCGGTGACGATCGACGGTGGCACGGGCAACGCAGCGCAGATGATGGCGAGCGCCGAGTTCGTGAAGAAGCTCACGCAGATGGTGCAGGGGCTGATCGCGGTCGAGAGTCGTCAGGGTGGCGCGCTCTGGAAACTGAAAAATGGGATGGGGTGATGACCGACACGTTTAACTGGTCGCCGACGGTTGAAGGTTTCGGCGGCGACACAACGCTGCGCGTGCGAAAGGCGCCCTTCGGCGATGGGTACACGCAGCGCGCGGCCGACGGTCTCAACAACCGTGTGCCGTCGTACAGCCTTCGATTCGTGGGGAAGGCCGAGAAGATCTCGGCCATCCTCGAGTTCCTCGATGCGCATGCCGGCGCGGTGTCGTTTTTCTGGACACCGCCGCTTCGGCCGCAGGCGCGGTTCGTGTGTGAGAAGTACACCGAGCCGGTGAGAAGCGGGCGCGTGTACACGATTACGGCGCAGTTTGAACAGACGTTTGCACCATAGGGTTAGAGATGCCAGCACTACAAAAAGCAAACCTCGGAGTAGCGCCAAACGGCGCGGGCGGCGATGATCAGCGCACCGCAAATATGCGGTTCAATGCCAATGTCGATGTCTTGTCCGCGATCCTTGCGCTCGGATACAACATTCTCAGCGACAACTGGACACTCGCGCCTAGCAACGTCGGTACGCGGTTCGGATTGAATATGGGTGCTGGTGGAAAAGTGGTGAAGCTGCCGCTTGCGTCATCGGTGTCCGTAAATGCGTGCGTGCATTTCTTCAACGTCGGGCCGCCAGTGACGATTGGCTTCCAGGGTAATGATGGATCGCAAGTCAATCTGCTCAATACCGGGGATTGGGCGACATACATTGCGGACGGCGGCACCTACTGGCATGTCGCCGAGCGCGGCAAGATGCTGCCGGACGAGGTCGTAAGCGGATTCCTGACGGTTGCGAAAGGGCTTACAGTTGGCGGCGACCTCGTAGTAAAGGGGAGCGTAGCTGGAGACCTTATCGCGTCCGGAAAGCTTTCAGGAGTAAACAGTCCGAACCTCTTAATCAATGGGTCTGGCGAACTCGGCAACACCGGTTGGAACGGCACTAATTTCACGGCCACGCCAGGGAATTTTGGTGAAGGGTCTCTCTTCTTAAATGCCGGTGCGATCAATACCGGAACCTGGGTGGTTGATGCGTCGAACGATATCCCGTGCGGCCCCGGCATCCCACTTGCGCTCTCTGCTGAATTCTATTCGATGGGCCTTAACGCCGGGCGCGTGTATGTGAAATGCGAGGCGTTCAAAGCTGACGGCACGTTCATCGGAACCGTTACCGGGACACCGGGGATTACAACCAAGCTGGGCTATACGTTCCGAAGTGCTGCGGGTGTGACGCCCGACGGAACGGCGGCTGTGCGTGTAAGCAAGGTCGCTGACGCTGCACCGAACATTTCGGCATTCGGCGTTGCGTTTCGCAGAATCAAGTTGGAGAGAAACAACGGGGCGACGCTGTATTCCCAGGAGGCAACCATTGCCTATCTGGGGGGGGCTCCGACGTTTTCCGGCGTGCCGTACTTCGGCCGGTTTGTGCCGTGGCACAGCGGAAATCTGATTGCGCCGATGACGCTGGACGGCGAGCAAACGGTTTCGGGTATCAAACGCTTCACGGCCGCAACCTCCTTTAGTGCGAATACGTACTATGCAAAGCAAGTAACGATCAACGCGAGTGCGCCCGATGGACTCTGGTCGAATGCACCATTGGTAATTGCTGGCTATCCCGGCGTTGGCTCGATCGGGATCGGAAGTAATAACGGGGCAATCAACCTGAGATGCTCGGCCAACAGTGGAACACTGGACGTTGTGTCCTCCACGTCTGCCGCGTTTGCTCCGGTCTCGGCGTCAGCATTCAATGTCAACTCGGATGTAGCAATCAAGGCCGAGGTTGAAACGATTGAGAACGCGATGGAGAAGCTCAAGAGGCTCCGTGGCGTGACGTACGTCATGAAGTCGGACGAAACTCGCGCGCGGCAGTTGGGGGTCATCGCGCAGGAGGTCGCGAAAGAGTTTCCGGAGGCTGTCACCGAAACGAGCATGCAAATCGATGAATCCGGTGTGATGGTTACGGAAGGAGGCCGGCCCATGCTCGCGGTCAACTATTCGGCACTGATCGGACCATTGCTTCAGGCATTCATCGAACTGGAGGCGCGAGTGTCGGCGCTTGAGGGGTGATTCGCATATGGGGATCAATTCCGATATTCAGCAGCTGGAACCGGGGCATCGTATCGAGCTGTTCGAGGTCAACTGCACGGAGATTGGCGGAGACGCGTTGCGCTTCCACGGGCATCTGCAGTCGACGTCGATCGTGTGGCAGAGCCTGGAATACAAACCGTGGCCGATCCAGGCGGCCGGCTTCGAGCGGACATCGGACGCGCGGCAGCCCGCGCCGACTCTGACGGTAGGCGATATCAACGGCACGATCACCGCACTGTGTGTCGCGCTCGATGATCTAGTCGGCGCGAAGGTGATCCGCCGGCGCACGCTGGCGAAGTACCTCGACGCGGTGAATTTCCCGAACGGCAACCCGACCGCAGACCCGAATGAGCAATGGCCGCCCGAGCAGTGGCGTATCGAGCAGAAAAGCGACGAGCAGCCCGGCGTGCAGGTGGAATTCACGCTGTCGTCGCCGCTCGATTTCGGTGGGCAGCAGGTGCCGGCGCGACAGATTGTCGGCATGTGCCAGTGGCGCTATCGCGGGCCCGTATGCGGATATGCCGGCGTGGCGTTCTTCGACAAGAACGACAGGCCGGTGAGCGATCCGGCGCTCGACTGCTGCAGCCAGAAAGTCAGCGGATGCGAATGCCGGTACGGCGTGAACAACCCGCTGCCGTACGGCGGATTTTTGTGCGACACCCTCGCGTAGACCTTCGATTAACCTCTCTTCATGGACCCGCCACCCGGCGGGTTTTTTTATGGGCGAACGAATCAAGCAGGCGATCGCGGAGCACGCGCTCGCCGAGTACCCGCGCGAGTGCTGCGGGCTCATCGTCGGCACGGCGGCCGGCGACGTGTACGTGCCCGGCCGCAACATCGCGGCCGTGCCCACTGAGCAATTCGGGCTCGCGGCCGAAGATTACGCGGATGCGGAGGACATGGGCGAAATCCTCGCGTTCGTGCACTCACATCCGAACGGACGGGCACAGCCGAGCATGGCGGACCGCACAGTATGCGAGCGTTCCGGCATCCCGCTGTGGGTGATCGTCTCGCTTGGCGTGCAGGCCGACGGCGCGATCGGTGTCGACGACTGGTGCGAGTTCGGCCCGAGCGGATACGTTGCGCCGCTCTATGGCCGGGAGTTCCTGCACGGCGTGCTGGACTGCTATTCGCTGGTGCGCGATTGGTACCTCGCCGAGCGTGGCGTCGTACTGCCGGATTTCGAGCGTGAAGATGGCTGGTGGGACGACGGTCGCTCCAATCTGTATATCGCGCACTACCAGGATGCCGGCTTTCTCGACGTCGGGATCGACGTACAGCTCGAGCCGGGTGACGTACTGCTGATGCAGATCCGAAGCAAGAACGGCGTGCCGAATCATGCGGGCGTGTATCTCGGCGACGGCATGTTCGGGCATCACGTGCACGGGCGACTGTCGTGCCGCGCGGTGTGGGGCTCGATGTGGCGCGACAGCTGTACGACGGTGTTGAGGCACATCGGGGGCGCGAAGTGATTGAAAAGCTGCGCGAGGTGAGGCTTTACGGGATCGCGGGCGCGCGGTTCGGTCGGGTGCATCGCCTGGCCGTCTCGTCGACCGCGGAGGCGGTGCGCGCGCTTTCGGTGCTGATCCCGGGCTTCCAGAAGTTCCTGCTCGACGCGCGCGACAACGGGTTGACGTTTGCGGTGTTCAACGGCCGCCGAAACCTGAGCGAAGGCGATCTGGGTGCGCCGGTCGGCGGCGAAGCGATCCGGATTGCGCCGGTGATCATCGGCAGCAAGAGCGGTGGTCTGTTCCAGACGATTCTCGGTGCGGCGCTGGCCGTGGCCGGTTTCGTGTTCAGTCAGCCGACGCTGATCGGCCTAGGCGTGTCGATGGCGCTCGGCGGCATCACGCAGATGTTGAGCCCGCAGCAGGCGGGGCTGGCCGGCGCGGCCGACAACGGCACCTCGTACTACTTCAACGGCGCGGTGAACAGCGCCGCTCAGGGCGAGCCGGTGCCGCTCGTGTACGGCGAGATGGTCGTCGGGTCGAAGGTCATCAGCTCGGGTATCTATACAGAGGATCAGGTGTGAAAAAGATCTACGCGGAATCCGGACCGAAGCGGATCAGCGGGGCGAAGGGTGGCGGCGGTGGCGGGAGTGGCGGTGGGGAATCGCCCGACAGCCTGCATTCCGTCGCGCGCGCCAAGGTGCTCGACGCTATTTCCGAGGGACCGATCGTCGGGCTGGTGAAGGGCATGCAGTCGGTCTTTCTCGACGGCACGCCTATCCAGAATTCCGACGGCTCGGTCAACTTCCAGAATTACAGCGTCGACGTCCGCACGGGTACGCTCGATCAGGAGTTCATGCCGGGCTTTCCGGCGGTCGAGCGCGAGGCGGCCGTAGGCGTGCCGCTGACTTCCGATGCACCGTGGGTGCGGCAGGTGCAAAACACGCAGCTGTCGGCGGCCCGTATTCGCTTCGGCCTGCCAGCACTGCAAAAGAGCGATCCGGCGACCGGCGTGTTCGGCTATCGCGTGGAATATGCGATCGATCTGTCGGTCGACGGAGGCTCGTACGCACAGGTGCTGTCGTCGGCATTCGATGGCAAAACGACGTCGCTTTACGAGCGCTCGCACCGGATCGAGTTGCCGCGCGCGACAACCGGCTGGTTGGTCCGCGTGCGCCGCATCACGCCGAACGCGCACAGCTCGCTGATCGCGGACACGGTGAACATCGAGGCGATCACAGAGGTGATCGATCGCAAGCTACGGTATCCGATGACGGCGCTCGTTGGCATGACGTTCGACGCGCGGTCGTTCTCGCAGGTGCCAGTGCGGTCGTACCACATTCGCGGCCTGATCGTTCGGGTGCCGTCGAACTACGATCCCGAGACGCGAGCGTACTCGGGGGCATGGGACGGGACGTTCAAGCCGGCGTGGACGAACAACCCAGCGTGGATTTTCTACGACCTGCTGCTGAACGATCGCTACGGGCTTGGCAAGACGGTCGACGCGTCGATGATCGATAAGTGGGGGCTGTACGAGATCGCGCGCTATTGCGACGTCATGGTGTCGGATGGGCGGGGCGGTGTCGAGCCGCGCTTCACGTGCAATTGCGTGATCCAGTCGGCGGCCGACGCGTACAAGGTTCTGCAGGATATCGCCAGCGTGTTCCGTGGCATTTCGTACTGGGGGCCGGGCGCGGTGGTCGCGTCTGCGGACATGCCGTCCGATCCGGTCTACGTGTACACCGCGGCGAACGTGATCGACGGTGCGTTCCGGTACGTGGGTAGCGAGCGCAAGACGCGATACACGGTCGCGCTTGTGAGCTACAACGATCCGTCGAACCAGTACAAACAGGCGGTCGAGTATGTGCCGGACGACGACGGCATCGCGCGGTACGGCGTTATCAAGACGCAGGTGACTGCGTTCGGCTGTACGTCACAGGCTCAAGCGCACCGGCTCGGGCGATGGCTTCTCCTGACGTCCCGCTACGAGTCGGGCACGGTGTCATTCAAGGTCGGGATGGATGGCGTGCTGGTCGGCCCGGGGCAGGTGATCGCGATCGCCGATCCACGAAAGGCTGGCCGGCGCATCGGCGGGCGCATTCGAGCGGCGGCCGGCAACGTCGTCACGCTCGACAAGGCGCCTACCGTGGCACCAGGCGATCGCTTCACGGCGATTCTGCCGTCAGGTGTCGCGCAGTACCGTGCCGTGAAGTCCGTCAACGGCGACGTGCTCACGCTGGCCGATCGCTTCGACGCGGATCCCGTGCCCGGTGCGGTGTGGATGCTGGAAAACGCGGAGGTCGCGGCGCAGCTCTATCGCGTCGTGAGCGTTCAGGAAGGCGACGACGACGGGCGCATTGAGTACACGATCACGGCGACGATGCACGAGCCGGGCAAGTACGCGGCGATCGACGACGGCGCGCAGATTCAGCAGCGGCCGGTGACGGTCGTGCCGCCGTCGGTGCAGGCGCCGCCGGCCAACGTGCGGATTACCACGTATTCGGCGGTCGACCAGGGCATTTCCAAAACGACGATGGTTATCGCGTGGGACGCCGCGGATAACGCTGTGACATACCTGCCGGAGTGGCGGAAGGATAACGGCGAGTGGGTGAGCGTGCCGCGTACGGGCGGGCTGCAAGTCGAGGTGTCCGGGATTTACCAGGGGCGGTACGTTGCGCGCGTGCGTGCCCAAAACGTGATGAACGTCACGTCGCTTCCGGCCATCAGCGCGGAAACGCAACTGAACGGAAAAACGAGCCTTCCGCCGGCGGTCGTGTCGCTCAAAGCGGCGGGCGTGGTCTACGGCATCAATCTCGACTGGGCGTTTCCCGGCGATGGTACTGCCGGCGACACGCAACGCACGGAACTCTGGTACAGCCGCACGCCGAACCGTGCCGACGCGATCAAGCTGTCGGATTACGCGTTCCCGCAAGCGTCGACGTCCATGCAGGGGCTCGCGGTCGGCCAGGTGTTCTATTTCTGGGCGCGGCTCGTCGACACGACTGGGAATATCGGCCCGTGGTTTCCGGCGAATGGTTCTGGTGTGCAGGGTCAGCCGTCGACGAACCAAAGCGAGTACGAGAAATATTTTGCTGGCCAGATCTCGCACTCGGCACTCGGCGAGGATCTGAAAAAGCCGATCGATGCGATTCCCGGGATTCAGCAGGGCGTTACGGATAACGCGGCGGCGATCGCGAAGGAGGTGAAGGATCGCACCGATGCGATCACGAAAGAGGCGAAGGATCGAGCCGACGCGGTGGCCGAAGAAGCGCGCCAGCGTGGTGCGGCTGTGGCGTCCGAGCAGCAGGCGCGGCAGTCGGCCGATAGTTCGCTCGGGCAGCGGATCGATACCGTGACGGCGAGCGTCGGAGACGCGGCGGCCGCAGTGAAGCGAGAGGAAGCTGCGCGTATCGATGCAGACGGTGCTCTTGGCAAGCGCGTCGACACAGTCGTCGTGAAGGTTGGCGAAGCAACGACGTCGATTCAATCGGAAGTACAAGCGCGTCAGGATGGCGACGGCGCGCTCGGGAAGCGAATCGACGCTGTAAGTGTCGCTGTTGGGGAGAACAAGGCGGACATCATCACCGAGCAGCAGGTTCGCCAAAAGGCGGACTCCGCACTGGCCAGCCGAATTGACTCCGTGTCGGCACAGATCAATGTTCCGATGGCAGGTGACAGCGGCCAGGCGGCCGGATCGACGCAGGTAATGGCCGGCGTCTATTCGGAGCAATCGGCGCGTGCCGAGGTCGATATGGCGTTGGGCCAACGGCTCGACACTGTTTCCGCGCAGATGCAGGTAGGGCAGGCGTCGTTGCTTGCGGACATTCGTACCGAGTCGAAAGCGCGTGTGGATGCGATCAGCGCGCAGGCCGAGCAGATCACAACGATACGCGCGCAGGCCAACGAGAACGCGGCGGCGGTCCAGACAGTTGCGCAGTCGTATGCGGATCTGAATGGGCGCGTTTCGGCGTCGTACCAGATCAAGACGCAGATCACGTCGGACGGTCGCACGTACATCGCCGGCATCGGAATCGGCATCAACAACGACAGCGGGATTGTCGAGTCACAGGTGTTGGTGTCGGCGCAGCGCTTCGCGGTCGTTGACCCGAGCAACGGCGGATCGTCGATCGTGCCGTTCGTGGTGCAGGGCGGGCAGGTGTTCTTGCGTCAGGCGCTCATCGGCGCTGGTTGGATCACGAACGCGATGATCGGCAGCTATATCCAGTCCGACAACTATGTCGCGGGAAAGCAGGGCTGGCGGCTCGATAAGAGCGGTTGGTTTGAAATCAACTCGACTGATGGTCGCGGCAACCGGACGGTGATCGATAGTAATGGCGGGCGCGTGTACGACGCAAACGGCGTTCTGCGTGTTCGATGGGGGGTATGGGAGTAATGGCTGCGGGGTTCTGGGTATGGGATGGTGCGGGGCGCTTGGTGCTCGACGGTACGTCGCGGGCCGGGCGGATCGTTGGGATCGTGTACACGGGAGGCGGCGCTGGGTCCAGTCCGGCTGACTTGTCAGGGGGCGCGCCGTTTTGGGCGTTCATGCCGCAGTGGATTTTTCGCCGTGTCGGCGGTGCAGAGCCGACGCCGCTTGTCGCGATCGACGCATTTGGAATCAGTTGGTCGTACAGCGGCAATAGCAGCGGTTCGAATGCTTACTCGCCTGTGCCTGGCTGGCTTGTTTTCGGGGTGTATTGATGGATGCAGGATTTCAAGCATTTACGAATAGCGGCCTTTACCAAATTGATGGAAGGACACCGAACTATCAGCTCGTTAGATCGATGTCAGGGCAGGCGGTAGACACGTCGTTACCGCTCGCGGTCAACGATGCGGGGAAGCCGTTCGGGGCGACGGTTCCGAGCATCGCATTTTCGTTCAACGCGACGGCTGGACCGATGTATGGCGTGTATGCATCTGATGGCGTTGGGATCTCGGTTTGGAGCGTAAGTGTCGATGGTGGGGTGTACACGATTCGTTTCGTAACGGAGCGCCCGTGCGCTGTCTACTTCTTTTTGTTCGATCGCACACCTCCTGCGACTAGTGGCTTCGGGCTTCAAGTGTTTGCGCCGGATACGAAACTCATCGCGGACACGTCGGTGCCTTTCCTTCGTGTGCTTGATGTGATTACCGACCACTACGTGCCAGGCACGGGGTTCGTGACGATCGGCGCGCCTTGGCCGCCGTGGCAGTCGCGGTCGTACGGCCGGCCGGTGTTGATTTCGGCTATTGCACCTGTGCATGTCGGTTGGAGTTATGACCCAGCCGGCCTGGAGATGACGTCGATTCGTGTGACGGGCGACACGATTGCATGGGGAACATCGATGTGGGGAGGCGGGAAGAAGCCAAACTTTACGGGATTTAAAGAGCAGTGGCATCACATGTTCATGGTGCTAGATGCGACGGGGATTTTGTGATGGGCCGCCTACTTGGCGGCCTTTCTTTTTACGGGGCAGGAAACGGGGAGCGGTAATGCAAGAGCACGAAAAGACGATTCTGGAGTTGATTCTCATGGGCGGACTGATTGGCATTGCGAAAGTGTTGGTGGGTAGCGAGCAGCTGACGTTCCGGCTTGTGGCCGGGCGTGCCGTGCTCGGTTCGGCGACGTCGATGGTTGCAGGTCTGGCGCTGTTGCAGATCCCGGATCTGCCGCCGATTGCATTGCTCGGCCTCGGTAGTGCGCTTGGCATCGTCGGGTCGCAGTACCTCGAAGTGCTGCTGCGCCGGAATGCAAAACGAATGTTTGGGGAGAAGTGAATATGACGAATCTGACAGCGCATTTCACGCTCGAGGAATTGACCGCGAGCGACACGGCGCGCCGGCGCGGCATCGATAACACGCCGTCGGCCGCGGTCACGGCAAATTTGCGCCGGACTGCCGAAGCGCTCGAGCGCGTGCGCGACGTGCTCGGTGGGCGGCCCGTGATCATCACATCGGGCTACCGAGCGGCGGCGCTCAACCACGCGGTCGGTGGTGTTCCGAACAGCGCGCACCTTTCGGGCCTGGCCGCCGATTTCGTCTGTCCGAAGTTTGGCATGCCGCTTGACATCTGCCGGGCGATTGCCGCATCGACGATCGAATTCGACCAGCTGATCCAGGAGGGTACGTGGGTGCATATCGGCCTCGCGCCGATCGGGGCGAAGCCGCGTCGACAGGTGCTGACGGCATCGTTCGGTGCGACGAGCACGAAATATTCGGAGGGGTTATGACCTGGATCGATCCGCGGGTTTGGCTCGCGATCGTCGCGGCGGCGTTCATCGGTTCCGCGGCCGGCTATTTCAAGGGCCATCGAGACACCGACCAGTCGCACACCGTAGAAACTCAGGCGCAGCGAATTCGCGAGCTCGTCGTCGAGCGCGACGAAAGCGACCGCATTGCGCGTCAACAACAGGGGAACGCTGAAAATGCTTCGAAACAACGTGAACAGGCTCGCGCTGCTGCTGATGCTGCCGATGCTGCTGCTAACAGCCTGCGCAAGCAGGTCGCCGAACTCGTCGCCCGGACGCGCGACCCCGCCACTCCGGCCGGAGGCGCGGCAGCCGGCGGCGCCCTCGATCTGCTTGCCGACCTGTTCGGCCGGACTGACGAGGCTGCGGGAGAGTTCGCGCGAATCGCTGACGAGCGAGGCATTGCCGGGCGGCAGTGCGAAAGCGACTACGACGCGTTGACGGGCGCGACGCCGCGCTAGAAACAGGGCGGCCGAGGGGCGTGCGGTAACACGACCCTCGGCCGCTTTTCCACTGTCTGAGCCAGTGAATCAGCCAAGGCCCTGCATACCTACGTAGGCGGGCCGGATTCTACACTAAGTTTAAAAACGGCTTTCACAATGGCAAATCCGATTATTCCGTGGATCGGCGGCAAGCGCCGCCTTGCAGACCATCTCATCCCGCGATTTCCCGCGCACGACTGCTATGTCGAAGTGTTCGCGGGCGGCGCTGCGCTGTATTTCTTGCGCCCGCCGGCAAAGGTCGAGGTGATTAACGACGTCAACGGCGAGCTGATCAACCTGTATCGCGTCGTGCAGCATCACCTCGAGGAATTCGTGCGGCAGTTCAAATGGGCGCTCACCAGTCGGCAGGTGTTCGAGTGGCTGAAGCAGACGGCGCCGGAAACGCTTACCGACATCCAGCGCGCCGCGCGGTTCTACTACTTGCAGAGAAATTGCTTCGGCGGGAAGGTCGAGGGACAGACGTTTGGGACGCGGACAGAGCATCCGCCCGGATTGAATTTGCTGCGTCTCGAGGAGGAGCTTTCGGCCGCGCATTTGCGGCTCGCGAGCGCGTACATCGAGCGCCTCGATTGGGCGGCTTGCGTTGATCGATACGATCGGCCGCATACCCTGTTGTCGGGTAAGGACACGGCGTTGCCGCCGCATCCTCCCCTAAGAACCGTACGTGCCAGTTTCCCGGCATACGGCTCAAGCCTCTTTGAAGCTCCA